GCTATTGTCCGTCGACTTCCAGCATGAAGAAGGTCGGGATTGCTCTATTTGTTTGGAGGCCGACGCCTAAGATCCTAGTTGTGTTAGAACCGCATGTGCGCACATATTCCATAGAGGATGTTTAGAGAAATGCAAACGTGTACACTTTGATCAATAGGAAAATTATTACAAGGATTGTATGCCGTGCCCACTGTGCCGCGCTGACGTTAATTAGATACTAGTGTGTCTTATTTTGTGTGTATTGCATATTTTTTATATGCTAATTAAAATTGAAATGATTTTTTATTTAGCTAATTATAAGCCTGAACAAAGCAAAACAAAGCAAAACAAAACTAAACTATGGATAGTATGGATACTATTAGAGCTTTGTACGATTACGATGGTACTGGTTTTCAGCGTAGCACTAGTAGTGATAGTATAGATAGTATGGATAATTGGCTAACAACGCATAGTACTCGTATTAGCACTATGTATGATCATACTGCTTTTGTGCATATCATAAATTATCAAATCACTATGATAGTAGAAGAAATTCAAAAAACCACTGATTTAAGTAAGCTTTCAAGAGATTTGAAGGCAATTATGAATAGTTGGGTGCGAACGCGTACTTGGTATAATCAAGATAAAATGTCAAAGTTTGAGCATTGTCTTCGCAATGTAGTGACTAAGGAAATGAGACGTCAAACTATTGAGCGTTTAGAACAACAGGACATGCCTTCTTTTCCAGTCAATGAAGATGACTTATGTTATGAATTAGAACAAGCGTTTAGTCGTTTGACTAGTTCAGAATTTTGGGATATGGACGCCGACTTGACAGCCGAAGCAAAAAGCTGGGTAACAAACCATGGAGAATCCCTAATAGAAAGCGACTTTGACCGTCCTTTTTCGTGGTTTAGCAGTCGGACTATGTCGACACAATATCAATTGCCTCATATGTCTAAGCACACTAACAATATAGATGTTGTGTTATTGAAAGTATTAGCAATCGACGTTAAGCATGAATCAGGTTGGGCTTGTTCTATATGTTTGAAGAATAATTCAGAAAATCCTGTTTGTGTTAAAACTGAATGCGGACATATATATCATCACAAATGTTTAGCTGATTGTAAGCGTGCGTTCTTAGAGCAAAAAGAAAATAGTTGCAAAACGTGTGTTCCGTGTCCATTGTGTCGTGCTCCTGTTAGTTAGTTATAATCTATTGCTATTGTCTTATGTTTGTTTTTTTTTATAAAAAAAAGTTTTTTTTCGTTTTGCTTTGTTTAATAATGTGTTACTTCCATTAATGAAAGCTTCGCCTTTATAAAAACATCTGCTCTGCATAATGGGCAACTAATTCTTGGTTGTGTTGAATTCTTTTTAACAGCCTCATCAAACATTGGATATAAGCATTTTCTATGATAAGTATGGTTGCACAAAGTTGTCATAGTGCTAGAGGGGTCCATAACTTGTAAGCAAATAGAACATTCGTCTTCTCCGCAACTACTACATAGTTCTATTGTTTCATTATTTTTTTCTTCTTTAATGTTACAAATAGTAGCATATATTTTGCTTTTTATGTCAAAACAGTCATCTTTGCTTGTTAATAAATCTAATGTTTTATTGTGTACATAATAACCAAAAATCAAAGTCCAATTATTTTTTTTATAGTCATCAATAAGCGAACGTAATCCAACTAAATCATTATGTGCCGATGCTTTAAACGTTACATAATGAAACATTTTTAATTTATAGTTAGCTAATTCTTCATAAAGTTGACATTCTAAAGCATAAGGTAGTTTTAACCCTTTAAAACCATTGTTTTCATCTAAAAATAATGTTTCAACAAACAAAATTATAGCATAATTTGTCTTTAATTGGAAGTCGTCTTCACTATGATAATGTAATTTAGTTAATACCTCATAAAAGTTTTTAATATTTTCCTTTTCCAAAATTACGTTAATCAAATACTTAGTAATTGGCTCGTTCATAGCTTTCGCTTTTCGCTTTTCGCTTTACGCTTTTGCTTATCGCTTTACGCTTTTGCTCAATAATTAGTTTATATTACAATATAAACTAATCAATTTTTTTATGCTAAATATTAATGTTACTTGTGGTGTCTGGTATTTTTATAATTCTTTCCTTCTCCACGTCTATTAATAACTAACACATTCTCAGCATTAACCCTAATTGCATTTGGGTTTTTTTTTGTTGCTACTCGTACTCCTATTGCAGTAACTGGATTCGGAGATTTAGCTCTATATGGAGATTTGGGTTTATATGGCGATTCGGATTTACGTGGAGATTTAGAAGTTCGTGGAGATTTATATAAAGATGGACGTGATAGAGGTGCAGGTACAGGTAGATATGCAGGTAAAGATGCAGGTACTTCTAGATGTGCCCGTGCAGGTACTTCTAGATGTGCCCGCACAGGTAAAGATGCCCGCACAGGTAAAGACGCAGATGGAAGGTCTGGCACAACTACAGAACTTTTAAATCCTGATTTGAGAACTGTTAAATTGTGAATAAATTCTTGTATTAATTGGTCTTCTACAAATTTGTTTTTTTCTGCTATTGCTAATATGTCATTTATTCTTTTAGGACTAAGAACTGTATTAACACTTACTACTCTTGGAATGACTAATTGTAAAGGACGAGTAGTTCCAATAAATAGAACATCAAGAGTATAATCATCTCTTATATAAATTAACAAATCTTGTAAAGCAGGGCGTAAAATCTTAGTAATTTGTTCTTCATTGCTTATATTAGTACTATGTTTACTTTTCTCCATCTTTATTAGATCTATTAATTTTTGAATATATTCAGCTTTACCGTAGTGCATTGCGTTCTCAAGTATCTTCTTACCAAATATATCTTTAATTTTATCCACAGCCTCTTTATAAGCTGCTTCTTCCTCTGGTCCTCTACCTTTATTGTGTTTAATGTTAATTTTTGCTCTTGCTGTTGCTCTTGTTCTTGCTTTTCTATGTTTTTTTTTTGTTACTTTACGCATATTATATATATATAATAAAATATTAAATATATATTAAGAAAAATTTAGTATTAATGTCTTCTTGAGCGTCTGCCTCTTCTTGATGAGCCTTTTCTTGTTCCTTTTGTACGAAGTTTTTTAATACGTTTTTTTCCTCTGGCAATAGATGCTAACGCAGCTTCATTTGCTTCTTTAGCTCTCTCAATAGCATCTAATATACCTTGTTTTTCTCTTTCAAAAGCGACGTTAAATTGTTCTGGTGTTGGCATATTTATATATATATTATAAAATTATTTAAAAACTAATTAATAAATTAGTTATTTCTAATTATAATTATTTTGCTAAATAAAATAACTAATTTTTTCTAGATTGCATTTTATGGGGATTAGACTTGCGTCGGCGATTAGACTTGCGGCGCCTATTAGACTTTTTATGATGTCTAGATTTGCGACGGCGACGACTGCGACGGCCACTAGCTTCTGTGTATTCATTAATATCGAAATCACTATCTTCATCACTAGAACTTGAACTAGAATATCTAGCTGATATCATTTCTGCTACTGATTTTCGTGATGGTATAATTCTTCTAGTTGTTGTTTTGGTCGATTGTTGTGGTTTTGGAATGTTAATATTATTTAATTTGAGTAACATATTTCTAATAGTTCCCTCACTTTTAGTTTGTATATTTTCTATTATTTTATTGTTTCCACTTACTGAACGTGCTAGTGTAATACCATTACTAGTTACCTTATTTGTAACCACTGCATCATGTTTATTAATAAATTTTAATACTACTTCATTTGTAGTAGGATAACTAGCATACACAATGGCTACTCCTCCATTATAGTAAACAATAGAACCAGCCTTTAATGACATATATAAATATATAAATATTTTATATATAAGAAATCCTAAATTATGTAGTTTATATTTTATAGTTTGAAATATAAAATATAAAACGCATTATAATCCTATCTTAAAATCCTCCCCGTAGTCGTAATACAAGATGCAATGTGCTCTCTTTTTGAATATTATAATCGTTTAATGTTCGCCCGTCTTCGAGTTGCTTTCCAGCATAAATTAAACGCTGTTGGTCGGGCGGAATACCTTCTTTATCTTGAATTTTGGCCTTAATATTGTCAACAGTGTCAGATGATTCTACTTCTAATGTAATCGTTTTTCCTGTAAGTGTTTTAACGAAAATTTGCATAGCTATACTATATATAGAGCATTGTTATTTTGTTTTTATATTTATTTTATATATTATATAAACTTATTTTATATATGTCCACGTGTTCTTTAGATGTGTGTGCTAATGTTTTTAAAGTATATGTTTGTGATTATATATTTATGATGCGCATAAAAGTTTCAGATGGTCCATTACTTAATGGTAACACTTATGCTGAATTAGAGCTGTATTATAAATCAACTGATTATGATGCAGTAGATAAAGTTTATTATGTAGAATATGGACCTAATCCTTTAAGAAAATATATTGGTTCTAATGTTATATGGAATGCAGGTGAAGAATACAACAATGATAGCCTTATTGTATTGGATTAAAGAATAGTTATTTTTGTTAATTGTAAATCTCTCAAAATGTGTTTTTATAAATCAAATATTTTTAAATGATTTAACTGCTATAGAAGATTGCTGCTGCCTTTTGTAATTCTTTTTCTCTTGCTTCTCTTATAGCGGTTGCGCGTGCGGTTATAGCCGCTTCTGTTTTCATAATATTCCTTAAAATTGCCCTTTTTGATGCCATAGTCGCTGTTATTTCATCGAGTAGTTCTTTTGCATTAATGAGATTAGACTGAGCTGTTTCAAATGCTGTTAATGCTAACAAATAATCTTCTTGACTAATACGTTTCAAACTATCTGATTCAATATTATAATGTTTTGTCATGTCTTCAAATATTATAGTCCATGGTCCTGAAACATTAGATACATCGATTGTTTCAATCTTGGCTTTTGAACCTTGATAATAGACTATATCATTAAATTTAAAATCTGCTCTGTTTGCTTCATCTAATATGTTCAATGCATTATTATATATAACCTCTGCTGCTTCCACCGCTTTTTGGGCATTGTCCATCTCCTCAATATATTCATTTTCGTTGATCATTTATTATATTATTATATTATTATTTTATTATTTTATTATTTTATTATTTTATTATTTTATTATTTTATTATTTTATTATTTTATTATTTTATTACATTTTTAATATAATAAAATACAAAATTTTCTAAAATTGATAAATATTTAAGATAAAAACAAATTATAATAAAAACATTAATTGTTACTAATATAATAAAATGAAAGTTTTAGTATTTGATACCGAAACTACTGGATTACAAGAAAAAGGGGCTTCTATTTATGATAAATCTAAGTGGCCTTATATTATTCAACTTAGTTATATTTTGTATGATTTATCGGCTAATAGTGCATTAATTAAAGATAATTATATTGCCATTGATGATTCTCTAGTTATTTCTCAAGAAAGTTATAATATACATCATATAAGTAGAGAGATTTTAGATGTACAAGGAATAAATATTGTGGAAGCTTTAAAGGCCTTTAATGAATGTTTAAAAGACTGCGATATTGTAGTCGGGCACAATTTATCATTCGATAAACGGCTAATCTTTGTAGAATGTTTTAGAAATAATGTTACGCAATATTTTACAGAATTTGAGCATAATATAATGACACATAAACCAGAGTTCTGCACTATGAAAAACACAGCTGAATTTTGTAAGTTAGAGAGATTAACTGCAACAAATAAAGTATATTATAAAAACCCAAAGCTTAGCGAATTATATACTATATTATTTCCAAATGAACAAGTTCCCAAAGATTTGCATAATTCACTTGTAGATGTAGCAATGACTTTAAGGTGTTATTTAAAATATGCTCATAATTTTGATGTTAAAGAAATCAATAATACTCTTAAACCACTATTTTTAAGCATTTAGCAAATAAAATAATATATAAAAATTAAGAATAAAACACTATTATATATTATAAATAATATATAATATTAAGTATGTTAAAACAATTTGTAATAAAAAATATAAATTTAGTATCAATAGTTGTTTTTTTAATATTCTTTGCACTAATAATGTTTATAAAACCGTCCATTATTTTTGATACTAATGGACGGCCTCGCGAATTTGGAATAGGTTATAAAAATAAAACAATATTACCATTATGGTTAACAGTAATAATCTTAGCAATAGCCTCGTATTTCTTTATTGTATGTTATATAAATTTTGATAGATTCAATTATTAGAGTTGATTATTAAGTCGGATTAGCCTCTTCATAATCTTTAATAATTTGGTCTACTGATTTTTCACACGAAATACCTATAATGTAATTATAGCTGATTGAGCTTATTAAAATTCCTGCTAATATGTACCATACGATTTTACCTATAACGTGCTTTATTGTTATTAATTTATATAAATGTATAATATCTGTATTTTCTTTATCTGCACTATCACCACCATAGTCAATTATTTTTGATTGTCTCAATTGACTAATAAAATCTTCAAAATTAGATAAATTTATATCTATTTGGTTTATAAATTTAGATTTATTATTTTTAATTGTATTAATAGCTTTAACTAAATCGGGTTTTTCTTCTAGATTAGTAGTGTCTGGCATTAATTTTTCTAATGCAGTCGAAACACCTAACATTGATACAAACATATATCCAATAGTATTAGAAAAAGGAGAGACCCAACCTGGAAATAATTTTAAAATAAAATATAATAATACAAATATTATTAACCAAGGCATAACTGTAACTATTAATATATAATTCCATTCAATGCTTTGGTCGCATATCATTCGCGAATTATGAACATTTAAGAAATATGAACCTATAATAATAAACAATATATATATAAAATTTATAACATTGCTATCTTTAGAGTTATTAATAGCTACAATATCTGCACTTTTATTAACGGTAAAAACTGTAAAAATTAAGAACCCTAATGTTACTAGTATAAAATATATTAGTGTACTTGCTGGGCTTGGTACATCTCCTTCTGCCATATTAGTATAAAATAGACTAATATAATAAATAGCTATTTAATAACTTATTTAATAGCTATTTAATACTTATTTAATAGCTATTTAATACTTAAATAAGTATTTATTTAATATTATAAAAAAAGCGCTACTTATAAATAATGAATTTTGATATTGCAAATTATACAAATTTACAATTTAGCAAATCAATTAATAATCCAACTAGTAAACCTAAATTAGTAGATAATGGAGTAAAATATTTTTTAAGAGAGGTTCTAAAAAATTGCCATAACTATAAACAAAAAAATTACAATATTTTTTACAATATTACTATGTTTATAGTTTTTGTATTAATATTAGGAATAATATTATTTACGCGTTATAAAGGAGGTTCTATGAGCAAAAAATATTATGAGAAAAGTATGAAAGACAAAGAATATATAATGTCTAAACTAGTTTATTATAATCGCCAAAATATAGATAATCAACAAAGAATAAAAAATAATATGATAACAAATTTACCCGACTATAGTAATCACGTCGAGGCTAATTTATTACATAAAAACTTGTATTTTTCTTAGTGGCTTTCTCTTAGTGCTTAACAATCATAAAAATTTATTAAATTCTATTTAATACCTTTTTATATATAATATTAAGCATATATAAATTATAAAGTAAAAATAAATATATACTATATTAATAATATAGTTTAATTATGACATCTGATAGTTATTATAAAGATTTACAAGATTATTATAAATTAAAAAATAGCTATGACACAGTAAAACAAAAGAAAATAAATGAATTAGCGGGGACTTACGGTAAAGATTATGACCAAAAGAAGCAGACTTTTGCCAAACTCAAATTAAAATGTATAAATTGTAAGCAAGACGGCGGAACCCTATTTACTGAAAATAGTGATATATTAAGAGCAACTTGCGGTAATAGTGTAAAGCCTTGCAAATTAGATTTGACTATTACACGAAAGAAATTTGCGCATATTAGTGAAAAATTAAGCGCTACAAAGCAAGCTCTAGAAAGCTATAAAAAAAATATTATAACTACTAAATTAGACTTCTTATTCAATTATATTGAAGAAGAACGAGCAATAGAAACATTCGAACTTTTGAAACAACAGTTAAACAATAGCCAAGAAACTTACATCAATTTATTAACTTTATACAATTCTATTACTCATAATGAAGAACTACAAAATTTAATACAAGAAAAAATATTGGTTTTTGAAAATAGTAAAAAACAATATGCTGAGGCTCTCGATTTATATAAATCAAGCGGACAAATAACGTATTTAAAAAATGCTATGGAAATCTATAAGACAAAAATGGCGCCATTAGGTAGTGAAATAATGAATCTAAAATATAAGTCTTCTTATGTCGAAAAAAACGAACAAGACCAATATATCTTTTTTCAAAACGCATACAATTTAGAAGATTTAATAATTGAATTAAAAGATTAAAAAGATTAAAAAGATTAATTATTTTAAATATAGTATTATATTTATAGAAAAGCTAATGGTAAATAAGTCTAATAAATTTTTTACAAGAATATATAGCTCAACAAAATATATAAATATTACAGTTTTTTTAATCACATTCTTATTGGGTTTAATATATATGTATTGCTTTGACTATAATAGAAAAGTTGTTGTATATCCTACACCTCATAATATAGATAAAATCGAATATAAAGACGAGGCTGGAAATTGTTATGGTTACAAAATAAAAGATGTTAAATGTCCTAGCAACAAAAGTAAAATAGAAATTTTGCCATTATAGATAATAGATTATATTATAATATATAATATATATAATTATGATTAAGAACGTTGTTAAAAACTTAATGTATACAAATATTGGCAAAATAATATTATCCGTGTTATTAGGGCTGGGATTTGCAACACTATTTAGGCAAATATGTAATTCCAAAGACTGCTATAGATTTATAGGTCCTCAACATAATGCGTTAAGGGACAAAATATTTGCAAGTGACACGGATAAAACAAAGTGCTACTCTTTAGTAGAAGAAAATATACAATGTGGGTCAAAAAGCAAAACACTAGACTTTTCTACCAAATTTATGTAATATAAAATATAAAATATAAAATATAAAATATAAAATATAAAATATTAAAAATTGAGTCAAAATAGCTACAATTAGCTATATTCAATTAACTAGCATTAATTATGAATGTTGATACTAAAGTTACTTATAATATGCATGCACTAAACGCTTATAATGCACTAAATGTTACAACACAAGAAGATAACACAAATATATTATTAAAACTGTTTTTATACATTGTATTACGCTATTTTATTTAGTCTAAAGAGTTTTTAAATAATAAATAAAAATTATTTAAAAAAACACTGCGTAGTAATACTATTATTATGTCGTCTCCTGTTGAAACATTTGCTTTTCAGGCTGAAATTAATCAGCTTATGTCTCTTATTATTAATACTTTTTATTCAAATAAGGACATTTTTTTACGTGAATTAATTTCTAATTCATCTGATGCACTAGATAAAATCAGGCATCATTCGCTATCAAATAAGAGTGTATTAGACAGCCATAGTGAATTAACTATTAAGATTATTCCAGACAAAGCAAATAAAACACTAACGATTTTAGATAGTGGTATTGGTATGACTAAATCGGATATGATTACTAATCTGGGAACAATTGCTCAATCTGGAACAAAAGGGTTTATGGAGGCTATGAAAAGTCAGGGAGACATTAATATGATTGGTCAATTTGGTGTTGGGTTTTATTCTGCGTATTTAGTTGCTGAGCGGGTTGTTGTTACTTCTAAAAATAATGATGATGAGCAATATGTGTGGGAATCTAATGCTGGTGGTTCATTTACTGTTAAAAAAGACGACACAGGTATTGACCTTGGACGTGGAACAAAAATCACATGTTATTTAAAGGAGGATCAGCTTGATTATTTAGAAGAAAGTCGGATTAAGGAGCTAGTTAAAAAGCATTCTGAGTTTATTAACTATCCGATTAGTCTTTATGTGGAAAAAACTGTATCAAAAGAAGTAGAACTAGAAGAAGGCGAAGAAGGCGAAGGCGAAGAAGGCACTAAAGACGAAGTGCCTTGTGAAAAATGCGAACCAGAAATCGAAGAAATTAAGGATGAAGACTTAGCTAATATTGAAAAAATGGCAGAGGCAGAGGCAAAAGCAAAGAAAACAAAAACTGTTGAAGAAGTTGTAAATGAATATGTTTTGCTAAATAAGCAGAAACCTATTTGGTCTAAAAAACCGGACACTGTATCAAAAGAGGAATATGCCTCATTTTATAAATCGCTAACAAATGATTGGGAAGAGCATTTAGCGGTTAAACATTTTTCTGTTGAGGGTCAGCTAGAATTTACTGGTCTATTATTTGTTCCAAAGCGTGCTCCTTTTGACCTATTTGAGCCAAATACGAAAAAACACGGACATATTAAATTATATGTTAGACGTGTATTTATTACTGATGATTGCGAAGATTTAATTCCCGAATGGTTAAAGTTTGTAAGAGGTGTAGTAGACTCCGAGGACCTTCCGCTCAATATTTCGCGTGAAATGCTGCAACAAAATAAAATTCTAAAGGTTATTAAGAAAAACATTGTTAAAAAGTGTTTAGACTTATTTGCAGAAATTAAAGCTAATAGTGAAAGCGAAGACTATACTAAATTTTACGAACAGTTTAGTAAAAATATTAAGCTTGGAATTCACGAAGATGCTTCAAATCGTGAAAAATTAAGCGAGTTATTAATGTTTCATAGCACGAAGTCGGGGCAAAAAATGGTTTCGCTAAGCGATTATGTTGCTAATATGCCAGCAAGCCAAACGCAAATTTATTACATTACAGGTGAATCGTTAAAATCCGTAGTAAATTCACCATTTATTGAGAAATGCAAAATGAGAAATCTTGAGGTTCTTTTTATGATTGATCCAATCGATGAATATTGTGTTCAGCAACTTAAAGAATATCAAGGTAAGTCGCTAGTATGTGTTACAAAAGAGGGACTAACGTTTGATTCTAGTGAAGACGAGAAACAAAAATGGGAAACTTGTGTAAATGATTTTAAGCCACTAACAGAGAAAATTAAGGAAGTCCTTGGATCTAATGTTGAAAAGGTCGTATTAAGCCAGCGTGTTGTTAACTCTCCTTGTGTATTAGTAACAGGTGATTATGGTTGGACTGCTAATATGGAACGAATTATGAAAGCACAAGCACTGCGTGACACTAATAATTCATATATGATGTCGAAAAAAATTATGGAAATTAACCCGCATCATAGTATTATTAAATCACTTAAAGAACGTGTTAAATCGGCAGACAATGAAGCTATGGTTAGAGACTTAGTAAGTTTATTATATGAGTCGTCGCTAATTTCAAGTGGGTTTTCTATTGAAGAACCGGCAACTTTTGTAAATCGTATTAATAATATGATTAAGCTTGGGCTTTCGCTCAATGATGACGATGAAGAGACTGTAGATGCTAAAGAAGACGATGCTAAAGATGCTAAAGAAGAAGAAGTAAAGAAGGAAGACGTAAATGTAGAGGAAGACACTGATTCGCATATGGAAGAACTTGACTAAAGTATTGACTAGACTAAAATAAGTAAATAAATAAAGTAACTATTAAAATTATTATTTGTTTAACAATAATTTTAATTATTTTTTATATTTGCTAAATTTTATTTGCGTTATTAAATGAATAAATATTTAGAGAACTATATTAATTAATTAATGTCTTCAAGTGGAATTACTTCCATAAATGAACTTCCTTTATTAAATAATCAAAATGGACATATACAACAACAACAAATGATGAGCCAGCAACCTCAAAATGTTGTTTTAAATAGAAATGAGATTGTATCAACTAATAATAATCAAATGACTACATCGAGCTATACTCAATTATTGCCATCAAGTGGTGGTTCTACTATGAACAATCCAATAACTATGGAAAATAGTAATCAAAGTCAAGCCCCGCCTAACTATAATGAATTAATAAGTCAATTACAAAAGGCGGCTGCTTATGGAACAACGGCATTACCTTCGCGGGATATTCCGATGGAACCTTTAAAAGTTGCAAATGATGTTCAAAGTCAACCCAATTATATACCTCCTCCACAGTTTCAAGAAGATTATATTAAAAATAGTATAACCCCTCAAAATTTGGTAGACACTAATTCAAAACAAATAAAAAACAGTGCTTATTATGAAAAATTATATGGTGAATTACAATTGCCTGTAATAATTGCGCTATTATTTTTTCTATTTCAATTGCCACTAGTTAAACAATACAATAAAAAGTTGCTTCCGTTTTTATTTAAAAGTGATGGTAACCCAAATTTATACGGTTATATTGCTAATAGTGTATTATTTGCATCAATGATTTATGTATTATTAAAGCTTGTTGCTTATTTAGCATAATTCTTTCCAACTTTAATCCATAAAAGAATACTAATTGTGAAACCTACTAAAAATCCAGCAATACATTTATCAGAAGGCTCCTTAAAAAATGGACTAGTTAAATAAGGACCTATGAAAAATGTTAAAATAGAGTAAAATATCATAATAGCTATTGACATTGGCGAACTTAAGTGAGACATTATATATATTTTAAATATATATTATGTTTTTGTTTTTAAATTGTTATTAAATTATTTCTAAATAATACTTTATTTTTTTTGTTATTTTTATTTTTGTTTTTATTTTTGTTTTTGTTTTTATTTTTATTTTTGTTTTCTTCTAGTTTTTTTAGCGCCTCTTTTTCTGTGTGTTATTTTTCTTGCTCTAAAATATTTTTTGCCAAATGCGTTTCTAGATGAAGTGGACGAGGCACTAGATGGAGCTCGTGATGGTGTTAAATTTAATTCTAAGTCATCTAGTGATAAATGCATAGCTGATTGTCGGACAAGACTGGTTGGACGCGTCCCTATATTAGGTTGGCGTTGTAGTCTTGGTGGTGCAGATAAGGGAGGAGGAGGAGGAGCAGAGTAGGAAGGAAGACCAGGAGGAGGAGGAGGAAGAGGAATAAGAAGACGAGGAACCGGTCTAGACCTAGACCTAGAATTTGAAGCTAGACCTAGTTCTCTTCTTTCATTTAAATCAAGAGCACTTACTAGATTAGTTATTTCATCAATAGCTGTTGTTGTTTGAAGACTAAGAGTGTCTAAATTTCTAATTAATGCATTTAATCTGTCACTATTAATGTTGATGTTTTTTATAGTCTCTCCACTACTGATTATACTATTAATACTATTAAGGTCATTATTAAAGGATTGTAAATAACTGGTCCTTAATGCCTTAACTCTTTTTATATTAGCAATTATTAGTTTAACGTTAAGCTTAATAGCAGCTATATTTGTATTTGACATATTAGTAATAGCACTAATTTTAGTTAATAAATTGCCTAATTCTTTTTTTATAGCAATTAGTCTTCCTAATTCTGACTCATGTGGTATTGGAGACATATATATTATATATTAGCTTTATATATTAATTATTTTATCTTCCATATTTGCAATACTGTTTTTGAGAGAATCCACGCGGTTTTCTACAATTAATAGATTTCTTATATTTTGCGGTCCATGGTCCGCCTTTTTTGCCATTTTTGCCCTTTTTTTTAGATTTGCGTTGTCTTTTACCTTGTCCTATATTTTGATTTATAGTTAATACACGGTATTCACTAGTCATTGTATCAAGTTCATTTTGTAATTGGTCTTTTTGTTGCGTTAATTCTAGTATGTCCGCATTTAAAGTTTTATACTTTTCGTTTGCTTTAGTTAAGAGTTGTAGCTTAGCCTCTCCTTCTAGTCTTAGTGGTTTAATAATTTCTCGAATAGCAGTATTAGTAATACCAAGAATACGAGTTGCCTCACTATGACGACTTCTTATACCTTCTACATCATTAGGATGTGCTCTACTATAATCATTAAAGTCGCGTAATGCCCTAGCATATTCAATTCCACTATTACCTTGCAATTCTTCTTGAGTAATTCGCGTTATTTCTTGAGTGCAATAGCGTAGCCGTTCTTTAGCACTAGTAGCATCGCTATTTGCTGCTCTTGCTCGTTCGTTAAAATAACTTATATCAGCTTCTAATTCAGCTATTATATTTCTAAATTTTTTTATTTCTTTTGATAAAGTTCGTCTTTTATAGGCTAAACTTGGTTGATGTGGTCGTGCTGAACTTCTTCTTGATTGAGGGCCTGTAGTTGTTTCTAAGCCGGTTGTCACCAAGCTTGTAGTCGCCAAGCTTGTAGTCGCCAAGCTTAATGGTGCTAATGCTATACTTAATGGTATATTATTAGACATATTATATATATGTTACTATTATAATTAATATTATAAAATTATAAAATATTTTTCTAAGAGTGATGTTTTTTGCCCTTTTTTTTAGATTTGCGTTGTTTTTTACCGCGCGCTTGATTTAACAATGTGTCACGAATAACTGCTCTTGTAAGTCTACGCTCAAGGTCGCTTACGATCCTCATTAAACTTTGTTGTTGTTGATATAAACTATAATGATGCTCGCTTGCTAGTCTGTATGTTTCGCGTGCTAGTGCTTTTTGTTCTATAATAGGAGCAAGACCTGTATCCATTAGCTCATCAAAAAGAGCACTAACTTGATCAAATCTTGCTTTAAAATTATCATAATAATTTGCATCTGGCGTGTTTTCATCTTCATTATTTACGTGCTCATACCACCGCCTCTTTAGTTCCTTATATTCCATTCCTAAATTGGACTGATTAAAATTTGTAAGAAGTGTGTATCTTAAATTATCACGTTCTGTTCTCAACCTTTCATAGCGGTCGCCTTCGTCATCTCTACGTCTTAATGCATGGTCAACTTCAATAGTTAGTGTGGCTAATGCTGTGCGTTGTTGTCTTAAATCGGATTCTAATTCTATAATAGTATTTCCTAAATTGGTTCTGCGCGTTTCTAACGCCCGTGTTATTCGTGCTAATGCGCTTGGCGTATTTTGTCTTCGAGTTGCCGACCTTAAATGCATTCTGGGGGTTCTAATAGTATTTTGACTAATGCTAGACATATTATATTATATTAGCACAATATAATATAATAATATAATAATTTTACATTAGTATTTTTTTGAATGCCTTGTCTTGGGTTTTTACCTTTTTTTGCCCTTTCTTTGTGTAGCACGAAGTTTTCTTTTTCTACCGCGTCCTCTATTTAACCTAGCTTCTTCATCAACTACAGCACTAAGAGCAGTTTCTAATTCTCTTAGCGTTGGTTTTAAATCAAAACGTTGTCTATATATTGAAGCGTGCGCAGCCCTAGAAGCTAATAACGCGTTTTCAGCTCTTTGTGCTTGTTCTTCTAAAGCATTATGTGCTTGACTACGTCTTCTATCTAGTCTTGTATGAAGTTTTGCGACTCTTGCTTCGGAACGTCTATACGCTTCACTATTAGTAGTGTTATTATCATAGTGTTGTTTTATTTTATACGCTTCCTCTCTAATCGCAAGTGCTAAATTAGATTGGTTCAAATTTCTAGATATAGTAGAATCAACTCCTCGGTCATCTGCTGCCTCTCTTGCGTCTCGAAGTCTGTGCCTATCTTCGGTTACACGATTATTCGCTAACCCTAGTTGTTCAGTAAGCTCAAGTAGTCGTAATCTTAAAGGTATCAAACGTTCTTCTAATTCTCTTCTTTGCGTTTCTAACTCTCCTCTTCTTATATTTAGTCTATTAAGTCTTTGTGTTCCTGGCATATTATATTACAATATATTAGCACAATATAATAAAATTATTATTTATGAAAAATATCATAATTACATTAGTCGAGTAAATAATTTATATAAATGATAAATAATAATAAATGCTCCAACAAATCCTAAGGCTCTATATGTTTCTTTAGTTAGTTTCTTTTGCAAACCAAAATACGCTAGTGCTATAAATCCCGGTATAAATATTATATAATGAATAATATTTAATATATTTCTTAAATTAGTAAATTCTAAAGTAGGAAATGGGACAAATAATATTATTGCCAAACCTAATACTCCTAGCGCATAATATATAGGTTTTGGTGACTTAGCTTTAAAATAACCAATATATACTAATAATGCGCCAATAACTAATATATGTAGTATATTGACATATTTCATAGGTAATCTTACAATGCCCATTTACTATTTTAATATAGTAAGTATATTATATATTTTATTTTTTATATTATTTTTATTATTATTTTTATTATTATTTTTATTATTATTTTTATTATTATTTTTATTATTATTTTTATTATTATTTTTATTATTATTTTTATTATTTACTTAGATTTCCAATATAATATTTTGGTAAAACGTTTTCTTTTACAAAACTAGGATGATTAACAGATTTAAAAAGTCGCGTTCCATTTTTGCCGACGGCTTTTAAAATAACGTCTCCTCCTGGGTGTGTTGGAATCCAACTTGTAATATCATAAACCTTATTTTCAATTATTGTCCAAGCGTCATTTTTCTTATTATGTTTTTTGACTTCGCCCAATGTAAACGCTTTTTTTTCGCTACCACCTAACGTAGTTTCTTCTATTTTTACTTTTGCTTCTAATTCTGGCTTATTATTGCCTCGTTTAATTGAGCGTTTTAAAGTCTTAGCCTTAGCCTTAGCTAATATTTTCACTAATTTAGCTATACAACTTTCAGATGTCATTAAAGCGCCTTCACACCATGCCTGATACTTTGAATAATTCTCTCCAATAATAAAAACACGAGGATAAGGATTTAATAATTTAACACTTAAATAATCAGAGTCTACGTCTTTTTTCCAGCACGCCACACCAGCATCCCAAAAATACATTTTGATATATTTACTTAAAGGCACCTTTATATTATAAATGCTAAATAGCAAATTTAGCTTCTCGTTTAGTTTAACTTTTACGTAATCAAGTCCTTTGTTAGTTAATAAGTTATTCCAATAGCGTGCATTAGCGCAATCACTATAGCTACTCATAATTAGTCCATTGTCTGAAGAAACAGGAATTACAAATTGGACATTAGTATTTGTAATTGTTTTTTCAATATTTTTGAACCACACTGAACCGCTGTCTTGTTCTTTATCATAAATCTCGTAAATTCTTAGCAAATTAATTGAGTTTATAGAGTTTAACTCGCTTAGCAAAGGTTTGAAGATTGTCAATTGTGTCAAGCTTTTTTTAGGAATAGCGCATATTACATATTTTGAATATAGGGTGTCTGGACTAGACCCTTGACTATTATAATTTGCAACACTTATTTCAAATAGGTCGCTGGTATCATTCTTTTTATAAGTTATATTTTCAACATTAGAGAGATTTTGCAGCTTTATATTATGCGATTTATAAGCCCTTGTTTTTTTAATAGCTTGCAACAGCCGTTCTATTATTTGTTCTAGCCCTCCGTTAAGTGTGAAAAAATCAGAGGTCTTATTATAATCATATTTAAAATATTCAATAGCATCATAAGCGTTTAATTCATTTAAATCGGAAGAATATTCAAAGACGTCTTCGACTTTTCGAGAAAATGATGCAGACACATATTTTGTAAGAAACTCATACAAATAATAGCTTTGTTTTGTCGTCTTGCCTAATTTGGAAACTAGGGGGCTAAAGAAAAATTTGGTTAATTTGTCCATAATGTAGTCTTTTGCTGATGTTTTGTTGCTTACTTTATTATTTGCTGCTACTTCTATATATGTTTTAGTATTTGGAATAGGGATTAGCTTTGGTTTTAGTCCTAGTTCATTTATTAAACTATTTATGAGTTTATGATGATATCCTAGGCGTCCTGCGCCTAAATCCATAACATATTCTTGCTTGTCTATTGTTTCTTTATACGAATATATTCGGCCGCCATAACGCTGACCTGATTCTAATAATAGAATTTTTAAATGTGCATATTTGCTTGACAATTTATATAAGGTGTAAAGACCTGATATGCCTCCGCCTATTATTACTAAATCATAAATGTTTGTAGCATTATGATTTGTTTTATTTGTTTTATTTTTCTGTGTATTAGTCATTAGACTATATTATATTATTATTAACTTATAGCAAGATAATAATAATAATGCTGTAAATCTCTCAACTTCTTATTTATAATTTTCTAATTTGCTAATTTGCTAATTAATTAGACAAATGTGATAGTATATTCATTGAATTAGTAACACGTTGGCGCGCTTGTCTTAATTCATCACTCACACGTTCTTGATTTCTAACTAATCTATTATAGGTTGCTGAAGGTATACCTGTTAGTCTTAAACTTCTATTAGATTGTTCGTAGTTGCGTAGGTCTTGTGTTGCGTCATTATATGCTTGTGTTGCTAAGCGTCGTCGTTCTAATGCTTGGTTTCTAGCAACTAGCGCCTCTTCATAAGTAATATTTGGAACTGCTAAATGTGCATACACATTGTTAGGTATAGCTCTTCTACATAATGCACAATTAGCATGTCCAGAGCGCATACTGTGTTCTAAACATCCACTATGATATCTGTGAGTGCATCCTAATTTTGTAATAGCTTCATTTTTTGCCATAGGTTCATGACATATTGAGCATTCATTTGTTTTTTCTAAATTTGCATAAATTTGTTCAATTGAGTGGGCGTGTCTTCTTCTTGTTTGCTTACCTCTAACCCGTTTTTGAAGCTTTTTAGCTGCAGAACTTCTTCTTTTTCTGCGACTTGAAGAACTTCGACTTCTTGAAGGCATATAATATAATATTATATTTTTATATTGTTATATTATATTATATTATATTATATTATATTATATTATATTATATTATATTATATTAGTGTTATATTAATGCAATCGTTGTGATTCAGGTAGTGCATTATACATAGCTTCTGCTCGCTCATTTGCTAGACGATAACGTTCGCGCGCTGCCCTTAAATTAAGTTCTTCTATTTGTAAATCTTTAATGCTAATTCTTCGTCGTTGTGTTGCTGTCCTTGTAGTTGCTCTTGTTGTCCTCGCTAATATAGTTGCTATTCTTTGTTCTATAACTTTCACAGCCTCATTCGCTGCTATACTCTCTTGTAGTGCTTCTATTACTGAATTTGTATTATTATCTTGTGTTTGTCTATTATTTATTGTTCTAGCATTATATAAATTTCTTAGCATTTGTAGTGGTCTAAATATTAAGTTTCTAAATGTTCGTCTAGTTCTAGTTCTAGCTCTAGTTATACTTCTAGTTTGTAATGAAACATTAGTTATAACTCTTCTACAGTTAGGGCATTTATTATTATAAATTAAAGCCTGTTTTATACACTTAGTATGAAATATATGTCCGCACGGTAAAGCAATTGTAATATTTTTTTTCATAGGCTCTAAACATAGTGGGCATTCATTGGTCTCTTTTATAGTTTCTTTTAGTAATTTTACTGCTCTTCGACTTCTAGAACCTCGAAAACCCGATTGAATTTTTTGTGTTGCTGCTAATTTTTTTGTTCTATTAGCTCGAAAACTTGATTGAATTTTTTTTGATGCATTAACTTGAATAATAGATGATGACATACTATTATATAAGGTTATTATAATAATTTTTTTATAAAAAAGTTATTAAGGAGAACCACTAAGCCTTTGCGAACCACTAAGCATTTGCGAACCACTAAGCCTTTGCGAACCAAGATGATTTGAAATTCGTAATGCATTTTGTGCATTACGTCTTGCGTGTGTTAATAATTGTGCAATTCTATTAGTAATAGTAAAAAGGTGTTGGTCTAATATTTCATCATTTCTGGTTGGCCTTGTGCTAAAGCTTACATAGTTAGCGCTTATATAACTTACTTCATCGTGAAGACTTATTAAAGTAGTCTCGGTATCATTTGCAGTTACTTCATTAATTACTGCATATTCATAAGTTATATCTGGAATTTCTGGTGCATCAGGTAATAGTTGGCTTTGTAGTGCCATACTTTGTTCTATAGTGTCTAGTTCGCGTGCGCGTTCTATATAGTGTCCTATTAATTCAATTGGTTCTATATCTAATACATAATCTAATTCATGTATTAGTGGTTGTATTTCGAATAGTGGTATTATTTGTCGTTCTTGTTCTTCTATAGAAGGATATGATATATTAGTTACAACACTCCTACACTTTGGACAAGTTCCACCAGTGCTAGTCAATGAACGCTTTATACAGTTTTTATGAAATCTATGTCCACAAGGTAATGCAATACGAACATCTGTAGTCATAGGTTCAAAACATATTGGACAATCATGAACTGTTGTACTAGTATTTTTTTCTCTATTTATTACTTTTCTAGTTTGTTTTCCTCGAACTTTTGATTGAATTTTACGACTTGCTTTTGACCTTTGCCTTTTTTTACTTCTAAACCGTTTTTGAATTTTTTTAGCCGCAAAACTTCTTAATCGCGATGACCGACGTCTTTGCGTTTGTGAAGGCATACTATATATATTATATAATATATAATATATAAGACTATAAAAATAATATTATTATATTATACGTCTTATTAATATGGGAGCCAAGCATCATGTAATCCTTTAAGTATTTTTATCCAATTCCCTAGCTCTACCAGCTTTATATCTATAGCATTAGTCATAAACCTCTGATAGTTTTCTATTTCATACAGCTTAAACATTGGTTCGTAAAGTTCCATAAAATGGGTTATATGACTAGTAATTAACTCCTTTCTGGCTTGTAAAGCTTGCATATATTTAGCACGCGCAGGCACAGCCCGTGGATCATTAGGGTATCTGGGCAAAAAACGACCTCTAAATTTAATAGTTCTATCTGCTTTCCATAGGCTCATATAAAATATAGCCTCGCTAGTATCATTAGGCCATATATTAGAACTATTAGAAAAGGCTTGCATACCTTCTATGTATTTCTGTCTGTCACTAACATTTAAAACCATCGGGTCAAATTGGGGGTCATATATTCCATGTTCATAACGTGTAAAATGATAAGGGTCAAGTGACATAATAAAAGCATCCCGATAGTTATAATATCTTGGAGGCGCACCCTCTGCTCGGTCCATGGGGATTTCACTCTCTTTAAGAAGAAGATGTGAAACTATATGTGATACAACTGATGGATTTCCAGGGTCAACAAATTCTCGACCATATGTTCTTGAATGAACATCATTTAACATAGTTTTAAGTAAAAAAGAGATTTCGTCTTTTTTCCCTTTTGCATATCTTCTTGATTTATATTTCTTTACTAAATTTCTCTTTTTTCTAACTTTTTTTGTTTTTGCCATATATTACTATATTATGACTATAATATACTATTATAAAATAATATAAAGCTATAAAAATAGTATAAAATTACCTAAGGTCCGGCTCTTCCTCATCACCACCAATTTCCTCTACAATTTCCGTTGCAATATTTCTAAGCACTTGCGCGCGATGTAATAAATCAAGCGTTATATAATACATATTAGTAACATCTTGGTCAAGTGATCCATTTGTTCTAACATTTCTATAGTTTTGATAATTTTCAGAAGCTTCATAAAATAGCCTTCGTATTTCAGCTACAATTTGGCGTGCGTTATCTTGAATAGCTAATGCTGGAGTTAATGTTATATTTGGCATTTCTCTCGGGTCGGGTATTTGTGCTAGTCGTTGTTCTAGCATTTCAATTTGTTGCATACGTTGTAATATATATTGTCTTCGTTGTGTAGGGTCTAATATTGCTGCTGGTGCTTGTGGTGCTTGTGGTTGTTGTTGCGAAAGCGGAACATTACCAAATGTTCGATTTGCTCTTCCTTCTGGAACATATGGTATATTAGTTACAACCGCCCTACAATTTGGACAAGTTCCATTAGTGCTAGCCAATGAACGGCTTATACAGTTTTTATGAAATCTATGTCCACAAGGTAATGCAATACGAACATCTTTAGTCAAAGGTTCAAAACATATTGAACAATCATGAACTGTTGTACTAGTATTTTTTTCTCTATTTATTACTTTTCTAGTTTGTTTTCCTCGAACTTTTGATTGAATTTTACGACTTGCTTTTGACCTTTGTCTTTTTCTACTTCTAAACTGTTTTTGAATTTTTCTAGCAGCAGAACTTCTTAATCGCGATGACCTACGTGTTTGCGAAGGCATATATTATATAATAATATATTATTTTATTTTATGCTATATTATATTATTTTATGCTATAGTATATTATTTTATAACATAGCATAAAAGTATTTTATAAAGAAATTATAACTAATTTATGTCTTAATTACCCTCTTCTATGTATTGGTGGTGAGAGTCTCGTGTATGCTCGCATATAACTGGTCCATTGTTTATTTATTAGCTCCTCTTTTTCTTCTTCGTCTCTTGGCAAGTTATTAATTATTAAACTTAACTCGTCCACAAACTTAGTTAGCTGTTCTTTTGTTGTCGCACTATACATACTCGCTATTAACTCATTAGCACGATTAATAGCGTCATTAGTTTTTTTGCTTCGTTTAGCTCTAAGTGCTTCTAATTGTTTAGCTCTAAGTGCTTCTAATCTTGGATACGCTTTAAACCGTGCTTGAATCCGTTTTGTTGCGAGCTCTCCTCGTTTGTTATATGGTAAGCTATGAATTAGTACATCTGATTCATCCAACAATACTTGTGCCTCCTGCATTGTAGCAGCATTAAGTATTCCTGCTATTAATGTATTAACACAATCAATAACAACATCAGTGTTAGCAATATTAATATTAAAACTACTAGGCATTGAAAGACGTGTTTCTAGGTCATGCGGTTGCTCTGGGACTATAGATGTTTTACATATTGGACAACTTGGATTAAATTTGTTATCTTTACTCCATTCTTTAAGACATTTTCTATGAAATATATGACAGCAACGGAGTGTTTGTGTAAGTTTTGGTTGCAACATAGTACCAAAACATATAGGACACTCCTGAAGATTTGGATTTGCTGACGCTCTTCTAAATTTTTTTTGAATTCTTCTTGTAGCAAGTCTTTTAGAGTTTAGTTTTGATAAATCTGCTAGCGTTTGTTCTCTTTTTCTTTTACTTTTTCTGAACGTTCTTTGAATATGTGTAATGGCTTTTGTTGTTGGACTTAAAGAAACACGTCTTGGACTTACAGACGCACGTCTTGGACTTACAGACGCACGTCTTGGACTTAAAGAAACACGTCTTGGACTTAAAGACGCTCGTCTTGGACTTACAGACTCTGGTATTGGACTTACAGACTCTGGTATTGGACTTAAAGACGCTGCTGTTGGACTTAAAGAAACGCGTCTTGGACTTAAAGAAACACGTCTTGAACTTAAAGACTCTGCTATTGGACTTAAAGACGCTGCTCTTGAAACAAAAGGTGGTAACTCTGCAGGTTCAGGTGCTATTCTAGTTCTAGACCTTCTTGTTAATCTACTTCTAATACTTTTTCTTAATTTTGCTGTATTATTTTTTAAACTTCTTATAAGGTCCATATGTATAATAATTATATTATTTTTTATAATGCTATAATATAATTAATAATAGACTATGAATTCTAGTAAAAATAAAACTAATACTAATACTAAAACTAATACTAAAACTAATACTAAAACTAATACTAAAACTAAAAATAAAAATGTTTCACAATTATTTAAGTTAATTAGTGAAAAAAAAATATTTTTAGCATTAATTTTTTCAAATTTACTACTTCAGCACTACATTAGTTATTATGTAAGTGCTAATATTAATTTAGACACGCCTAAAGAAGAAGAGGAAAATCCTAATAAATATAATACTATTATTATTGTTAGTGCTTATATATTAACTACAATATTTATTTTACTTTTAATTTTTGTTCCTATGTCTATAGTGGTAAAATTTATAATATTTTCTCTCTTTTCAGTTACATTTGGAATAGTATATGCCTCTCTAAAACACAAATTTGACCCTGGTTTTGTGCACGGGTCAGCTGTAGGAACAGTAATACTTTTCGTTTTTATGATATTATTTGGGCTAGCACTAATAATGAGTGGCATTCAATATACCAACAAAGTGGCTTTCGGTATATTTTATGCATTAGTGTTGTTAATAATAATAGGTGTTATACAATATTTTATGTATAATTATTTAGTTATTACAAAATTTTTGCTAATTGTTTTAGCTGTCTTATTTGCATTATATATTGTACATACAACAAATAATATATTGCTACGCGACTATGAAGGAGATTTTATAACTGCCTCGTTTGATTATTATATAGATATGTCTAATTTTTTTTATGCATTAAATGTTGACCCTGATTAATTTTATTTTATACTATTTTATTATAAAACTATGAATTCTAACAATTCTAATAATTCTAATAAATCAAATAAATCTAATTTAGCAAATAAAAGAAAAAAATCTATTTTTAAGAATGATATATCACAAGTATTTAAGTTGATTAGCGAAAAGCGCTCTTTTTTTGCGTTAATTTTAGCAAATTTATTAGTCCAACTTTATATAACTTATTATGTAAGTGAAAATGTCAAAGTCGATGAACAGAAGAAACAGGGTAAAAAATTCAGCAGCAAGTTTTTTGCTGCGTTTATAGCCTCAATTGTTATCATTTTAATTTTGGCAATTGTCCCTATGCCTGCGTGGTTGAAATTTATATTCTTTTCTCTCTTTTCTGGTATTTTTGGCATACTTTTAGGATATAGAAAATATGGATTAGATCCTAATGTAATTAAGACTGCATTTGTTGGAACAGCTAGTATTTTTGTTTCTATGTTTATATTTGGACTAGCACTAATAATGAGCGGTATTCAATTAGGTTTTAAGACTGCGTTAGTGTTGCTTTTTGCCTTGTTAGCACTAATTATTGTTAGCATTGTGCAAATTTTTATTGCTCAATCGTCGTTATTAAAAAAAATAATAGTCATAAGTTCGCTAATATTGTTTTCAGTATATATTGTTTATGATACAAACAGTATATTGCAACGCAATTATGATGGCGACTTTATAAGTGCATCATTAAACTATTATTTAGATTTAATTAATATTTTTAGTGCATTATTGGGCGAAGGTGATTAAACAATAACAGCTTCTAAACAACTTTCTGGCCAATAACCTGTTCCATCATTGCCAGTAGTAGCACCTTCAGAATATTCAATAAGATAAATATTCTCTCGTAATGCTGTATTATTAGATTGTAAATCAAGAGCTAATATTGTTGCCTCTTTATTTTCATGCATTCGTATAACTTTTTGACCTATAAAAAATTTACTAGAACTTGTAACGCTAATTTCATTATTGCATATATCACTTTCTATATTTATTATATCATACATTTTTTATATTTATTATAAATATAAAAAATTTGTTAAAAAAACGAACTCATAATAACAAAAATTTAATACAAAAATTTAATATTAAGGAATAGGAATAAACTTCCACCCTAAATCGTCACAAATTTTCTTCCATATTTGGTCTTGTTCTATGCGCTTTTCACGGTCTTTTAACATAGGAAAATATGGTAAAAAACTGCGCTCATTTAATAATTCGCATAATTTATATAATGTATAATAATAGTTTAAAAAATTTACTCGTTCTTTAGGACAATATTTCGAATATGGCTTTTGTAGTTCCATAAATAAATTGCATAGTGTTTCTTCAAGCTCTGCGCTCATAATAGGCGGTCTAATTCCTAGTTTATCTTTGATAAATGGTATATGTTCGTAATATTTATTGTAGCCCAAATTTTTCAATATTTCTTTAGTTTTTTTATTTGACAAATCGCTCAAACTAATGCGTTCTTTTTTTATTTGGTTTTTAATGTTTTCAAAAACTTCGTCGGGTATATTTGTGCTTTCTTTAGCCTGAAATTGCGCCAAAATCTCTTTTAAATGATTTATGCGTTTATATGCATAAGAGCACACTTCTTTAGGCGGTTCTTTATAGGATGGTTTATCTATATCTATTAAATATTTAATGCTATTAGAGCAATTAGAGCATATTGTCATACCTTCGCTTTCAACAAATATAAGCTCTCCATTATTACATATATTACATATATCGGATGGATAAATAAACTTGTCATAATTTAAATAATTAGGGTCAATATTATTGAAATATTTATCAATATTTTTATTGCTATCGTTTTTAACTAATACATTTTTATTTGAATGCTCTAACAAATTAGAGCACGCATCTTGAATTAAATTTAACGAAAAGAATTGTTTAACAATATCATTTTTGTCAGAATTTTCTACCATTTCATTAGATGATATATTTTTTTTATTTTCAAAATAATCAAAAATATATTTAGAATTATTCAAATAATAATTCTTTTCTTTATTTTTGAGGGCTTTTATTGTGTTTTTATTTTTATTAATAAGTTCTATTATTTCCGTTTTATTTTTTGCTTTAATTAACATAAGTTCTAATTTATCAATTTGCTTTAAACATTTAGGGATGACTACCTCTTCATTATGTTTGAAAGATTTTATTATTTCATTATGTTTATTGTCAAGTGTTGTTTTTATAACGCCTGTTCTCTTCATAGAAAGACTAATTATATTTTTAGTGTATTAAAAATTTATATATTAATTTTTGTAATTGTAATTGTAATTAAATAAAATGATTTAATTATATTAAAAAAATTTAAATTATATTATAAAAATTTAAATTATATTATAAAGATTTAAAAATACAATAAATTTTTTAATTAAATTAATTAATTAAATTTAATTAAATTAATTTTAAAAATTTTTTTTCTTTAGGAATATTATAAAAAAATGGCTGGTGGTTTAATGCAATTAGTCGCCTATGGCGCTCAAGATGTATATTTAACAGGTAATCCCCAAATTACTTTCTGGAAGGTCACCTATCGTCGTCACACTAATTTCGCGATGGAATCAATTGAGCAAACTTTCAACGGCCAAGCTGACTTCGGTCGCCGTGTTACTTGCACCATTTCGCGCAATGGTGACTTAGCTTTCCGCACCTATTTACAGATTACACTCCCTGAAATCGGTCAAAGCTTAAAAAACACCTCTGGTGATGTATATGCCAGATGGTTAGACTTCCCCGGTGAGCAGTTAATTTCGCAAGTTGAAGTTGAAATTGGTGGCCAGCGTATTGACCGTCAATATGGTGACTGGATGCACATTTGGAATCAGCTAACATTATCGAAAGAGCAAGAACGTGGCTACTACAAAATGATTGGCAACACCACCCAATTAACATACATTTGCGACCCCACTTTCGCCAATGTTGATGGCCCTTGCTCCGCCGATGGTGTTCGTCAGGTGTGCGCTCCCCGCAATGCGTTACCCGAAACAACTCTATATGTTCCACTACAGTTCTGGTATTGCCGTAACCCCGGTCTAGCTCTTCCATTAATTGCTTTACAGTACCACGAAGTAAAAATCAATTTAGACATTCGCAACATCGAAGAGTGCCTATGGGCTGTTAGTGACATCACCGGTGCGGGTATCAAAGTTACAAATGCATACAAACAGTCGCTAGCGGCTGCCTCGCTCTTTGTTGATTACATTTTCTTAGACACCGATGAGCGCAGACGTATGGCGCAAAACCCCCACGAATACTTGATTGAACAGCTTCAATTCACTGGTGACGAGTCGGTTGGTTCGTCGTCCAACAAAATCAAATTGAATTTAAATCACCCGTGCAAAGAATTAATCTGGGTTGTCCAGCCCGACATCAATGTTGATTATTGCGCGTCGCTCACAAGCAACCACTCGCTAAATCACTTGCTAGGTGCTCAACCATTCAACTACACTGATGCGCTAGATGCGCTACCCAATGCTATTCACGCCTTCGGTGCCAAGACCCTTGTTGGCAGTGGTCAATTCATTACTGGTTCATCGGTGTTCCAAGACCCATTCTCTAGCTCGTTAATACCTGGCTCAGCGTTCGTCTCGAATAATACTGCAACAAGCGCCAGTGGTCCTGTTAATACAAGCGAATCGGGTGTTTCGGATGCCGGCACATTCGTTTTAGCTGAAACTGCGCTAGATATGCATTGCTGGGGTGAAAATCCAGTTGTAGTTGCCAAATTACAGCTTAACGGCCAAGATCGCTTCTCCGAGCGTGAAGGCACCTATTTCGACCTCGTCCAGCCCTTCCAGCACCACACCCGTGCTCCCGACACCGGTATTAACGTTTATTCGTTTGCTCTAAGACCAGAAGAGCACCAGCCTTCGGGCACCTGCAATTTCTCGCGCATTGACAATGCCACTTTACAGCTAGTCCTTTCGAATGCGACTGTTCAGGGTGTTTCCACCGCGAAGGTGCGCGTATATGCGGTTAACTACAACGTTCTCCGCATTATGTCGGGTATGGGCGGTTTAGCGTACAGCAATTAAATAATAAATTTTGTGTTTGTGTTTTTTCTTTATATTTAGCATTTTTAACTAGCATTTTTAACTAGCATTTTTAACTAGCATTTTATTTTAGTAAATTAAATTAAAATAAAATAAAATAAAATAAAATAAAATAAAATAAAATAACAATAATTATTATATACTTGATTATTAATATGAATATAAGTTTTGTATTGAGCAGTTTTTATTTAACATACGTATTTTTACTTACAACCGGTGTAATAACATTTACCGAAGCATTACGAACACCTATTCCTGTTGTGCGTCATATTATGAATGTTGAAACGTGTATTTCAGTTATAGCGTGTTATTTTTATGGATTATTTATAGCAGAAATTAAAAAATCACAAGAAACACCAAAACCACAAGAAAGTCAAGACCCAAATACAAGAGAAGCTAATGACAAAGTAGCATCTGTTATTCCTATAGCAAAAATCAATAATATGCGCTATACTGATTGGTTTATCACAACTCCGTTTATGTTATTAGCTCTCTCTATGGTGTTGGGTTACGAAAATAAAAAGCAAGTTAAGATTTATCCATTATTATTAACGTTTGTTTTCAATTTTGCAATGTTGTTATTTGGTTATTTAGGAGAAATTAGAGTATTAACTAAAAATATAGCAAGTTTTATAGGTTTTATATTCTTTTTTCTAACATATGGAACCATTTGGAAGCTGTATATGAGTGGCTCAAAAATAACATCCCAATCAAAATATATATTTTGGATTTTCTTGGGTGTATGGTCGCTTTACGGAGTATTTTATCATACAAAGGAATCAACTAAAATGTTTGGATACAACGTACTAGACTTAATTTCTAAAGCAATCATAGGTCTTTTCTTCTGGTTATATTTAACAAAAACGGTAATATTTTAATCTAATATTTAAATATATGAATGAGTGACTTGTCAAAGAATGACTTGTCAAAGAATGACTTGTCAAAGAATGTTATAATAGAAAAAGACGAATGCAAGAGAATAAGAAAGCACAACGCGATTAAATTACCTAGCACATTAGCAGATTTGAATATACCTAAATATATTAACTATTATAACGAGTGTTATAATAATGAAAAAAAACTATATAGAGAATACTTTAAAATAGAAAAACATCCGTATCAGAAAAAAAACAAAACATATATTTCTTCCAAGTCTAATAAAATTAGTATAATAGAAAAATTAAATCAAATTAAAAAAATATTGGATGAGTTAAATGCTAATGATGCAAATGATGCACTAAATGCTGATGATGCTAATATTGTAAAATTACCCAAATATATTTCTATTAAAAATCACATAGTAGATAGTAATAAATTCTATTTAGTTTATGATAAAAAAGGCGCTAGTCGTTGCACATTACAAGTATTATATAATAAATCCGAACTCTTGACACAAAGTTTAAATAACTTTTTAGAAACTATTAAAAATAAATTTGGGAATAAAATTGATTAATTAGAGAGATTTTGATATAGAGCTATTTATATAAGTATATGTTATATTTAAAAGAGCTTCCTAATGATATATTATATATTATATTAGCCAATACTAATATTATATGTCACGTATGTCAAAAAAAATATAATTTCAATATTTTATTTTATAAGAAGCAAAGCAAATTCTATTACTGCAGTAAATTATGTTATGAATTTATGTAAAAAAATATTATAAATTTTGAAATAGCTATGCTATGCTATGCTTTTTTTTTAACCATTAATGACAAATTTGTCATTTATTAGTTCCAATAGCTCATTAACAAGTTTGTCCTCATCAATATCAAAGAAGCATTGAATATTATTAAGGATTAGTGCGGCATCGTCATCAGGTGTTAGCTCCCTATCTCCTGGCTCACGTAGTAATGTATTATATACATATGTAATCACCGGAATATTTTCACAAGTTACAATGCGAGCAGTTTTTATATATTCAATATAATCAAGAACTAGCGGAAAACCTTGAATAAATGCTTCACAATCTGTGTTTAATCTATACATCAAATAATCTAGAATTTCATTTTCATTAAAATATGCATCGTATACAGCTCTTGCACAAATCTTTTTAAATTGACTTTCTACAAATGAACCAGTCATTAGTTCAATGTTAAGGTGGGGCTCATAATTAGTCTTTTCAGTAAGCATTTGCATCTTTAGCATTGATTATTGGATTATTGGATTAATGATATAAAAAGTAATATAATATATTAGAAATCAATTTTATTTATAAGATATATATTATAAATAAAAATTATATTAAATATTATTAATAAAAATATTTATATAAACTTTATAATATGAGTTGTATATTATATTATAGTAATTATTGTGACAATTGTAAAAAATTATTAACATTATTATCTAAGTCGAGTGTAAAAAACGACATTCATTATATATGTATTGACAAGCGAATAGTTAGAAATAATACTACTTATGTTGTATTAGAAAGCAACCAAGAAATACTACTTCCAAATACTATAAATGCGGTTCCTGCGTTAATGATTATAAATGATAACTATAAAGTATTATATGGCGACAACATAATGAATTTTTTAAAGCCAGTTGTCCAAATGGCGGCTCAAAAAGCTACTAACTATAACGGAGAACCATCCGCGTTTAAATTTGATTTATTATCTAGCGGGGTTGTATCAGACAATTTTAGCTATTTAGACCAAAACAGCGATGAGCTATCGGCAAAAGGGAGTGGCGGATTAAGACAATTATATAGTTATGCTACAATAGATTATACAGACAAAATAGAAACTCCACCTGATGATTATATTCCGGATAAAATAGGAGAAGTAAATGTTAAAAATTTAGAACAAGAAAGAAATGCTATTTAAAAATAACTATTAAATTAATTAAATAGTTAATTAGTTAATTAAATAGTTAATTTTATTATTTAAAGTTATTATATTAATTTTACTTATTAATGACAAGTAAAATTACTTTTACATTGACTAATGAAAATGCTATTACGCTTATTAACTTTTACAAAATTTTCAAGGATTTACTTATGGATTTGAAGACGACTTTTAATGATAAAGTTGGTTCATTAATTGATAATAATAAAGACTATCAGCATATTATTAATTATTGTTTACCTGATTATAAGGATACTATGAATGCTGACGAATATGTTAGTTCTATTGAATTAACTAGTATTAGCATTGATTTTATGACTGCATTAAATAATGTTTATGAATATTGTAAGCATACTTTTGCAGTGCGAAGTATTGATATTTTATACCAAAATGAAGATATTTTTTTAAACAAGCCAAATGTTAAAAATTCAAATGCTAGTGTTATATGCACTATGTTTTTACCTGATATTGAATTTTCTGACCTATATTATGATGATACTAGCACGCAAACAAAGCAAACATTATGGAAATATTTACAGCTTATATTATTTAATATAATAACATCTATTGATGATGTTTCGTTTTTTGGAGATTCATTAGAATTGCTTAAAATGATTGATAGCAACAATTTTTCGGCTAAAATTCAAAGCACAGTTGAAGAATTAAGTAATATGTTTTCATTTAAAGAAAAGTCTAGCACAAAAGAAGACGAAGGCGAAGGTGAAGAAAGTTTTTTTGACATTTCAGGAAGTCCGTTTGGAATGTTTGATACTATGTTTAATGACTTATCGGCTAATTTTAAAGGCTTTGCTGACTTTGCGGGTATTGATGCGACTGCGACTGCTGATGATGCTGATGCTAATGATGCTAATGATGGCACAGCTAAACACAGAGATTATGCTATTCCAGATAAAGAGGAGCTTTTTTCACATTTAAACAATTTAATAAATGGAAAAATAGGTTCATTAGCTAAAGAAATAGCTGAAGAAACATCAAAAGACTTTGATTTAGAGAGTGATAATATAGGTGATGTAAATGAACTTTTAAAAGGATTTATGAAAAACCCCTCTAAAATGATGGGACTTATTGAAAATATTAATAAGAAAATAAACAGTAAAATGAAAGATGGGTCAATTAAAGAAAGTGAGTTATTAGAAGAAGCAACTGAAATATTCAAAAATATGAAAAATATGCCAGGTATGAATAATTTTAATGATATTTTAAAGTCAATGAACCTTGATAAGTTTATGCCTAAAGGTGGAAAGATTAATCCAAATACTTTTCAAAATATGATGGAGCAAAATGTTAAAATGTCTAAAATGAAAGAACGTATGAGGAAAAAGGCTGAAACAAATAAAGAGGGGTTTAGTGCTAATGTCAGTGCGAATAATGCTAATACTGCGACTGCGAATAATGCTAATAAAACCGATTTAAAGGATATTACAGCTAATCTCTCGTCATTAATGGAAGAAATGAAATCAAATACTAGTTTTATTGATGATATTATTAAAAAGCAGGGAGTTAGTGCTACTAATACTCCTCGCTCAAGTGATGAGCAATCTAAACGCAGTTCTAACAATAAGAAAAAAGCAAATAGAAAAAATAAATAATGCAACCTTTAGCGTGTGTTGTTTATTATAATATATTATTATACAATATAATATATTATTATAAAATATACTATTATAAAATATACTATTATAAAATATAATATTTAAAATTTATTATTAAGTTATTATATTATAATAAATAATGGCTAGTAGTTCTAACGAAACATATATAGGAAAAAATACTGGTCAATTGAAAGATGAAACTTTTTCAGAAGATAATATTATTACTAAAACAATTAAATTAGATAGTGAAAATACAAATAATACAAATAATGCGAATAATGCAAATGCAAATAATGCGAATGTTGCGAATGTTGCGAATGTTGCAACTAATGAAAACAGCATATTTTGGTTAGCTAATCCTAGTATTTTATTTAGTAAAAATCATATGACAGAACTATGGCCTACTGAAAAAATGACACGAGAGCAAAAATTAAATGCTATAACTAGGCTAGTTATCTTATTAACTTTAGCGGGTTTTTTTTTGTCTAATAACTATAAAATTCTTGTTACAGGAATTGTTTCAATAGTTTTCTTAATAATTACATATAAAATTTTAAATAAAGATGCAAATGTAAAACTAAATGAAACATTTAGCAATCAAAATATATATGATAAAGTGAAGCATAATTTTACTAATCCAACTAGTGCTAATCCAATTATGAATATATTATTACCAGAAATACAGGATAATCCGCATCGTCTTGAGGCAGCGCCCGCATATAATAAAGCTGTTGAAAAAGCAATAAATCAAGAAACGCAAGACTTCATTGTTACTAATTTTAATAATGATGAAACTATTAGAAAAAAATTATTTGATGATAGAGGAGATAAATTCGATTTTGAATGTTCAATGAGGCAATTTTATAGCACAGCAAATACTCGTGTGCCTAATAATCAAAATGAATTTGCGCGATTTTGCTACGGAAATATGGCTTCTTGTAAGGATGGTGATGTCGAGATGTGCTTTAGAAATAGCGATCGTTAAAATTGTTTAATTGGTTTTAAATTGTTTTTGTTATTTATTTATTTTTGTTTTTTGTTTGTTTGTTTGTTTGTTTTTTATTGTTTTTATTTTGTCAAAATTTTATTTATAAAATAATATAAAAAATAATATATTATTTAAAAAAATAATATATTATTTAAAAAAATAATATATTAAATACATATAAATGACTTCAACTGTGGCATATCCATATACATTTGATTCGATGTCTAGAATTGGCAATGATAATCCCGCACTTGATCAGCGCAATATTCAAAATATAAATGAAGCCAATTATAATTTAGAAAACTTTTATCCGGCCTGTCCTATGTCAACCGCTATTGACTTTGCATTAAGTCAGCCCAATGTTTTCTACAAAGGTTCTCACGAAGGAGGCGTAAAAGGGTGCGCAATAGAGGCAAACAATGATTTAAAATATACTCATATTTCGCGACCTGCTTGTAAATTGTCGCTAGTAACAAGACCCTTTTTAACTGTGCCATATTTAGGAAGAGGCTACGGAGACTGCGCAATAGAAACACAATTAAGAACCGGGCAATTTGATTTAAATAAGAAAACAGTTAATAATATGATGGAGCAATCCTTTTCAGATTATCAAAACTATCCTCTAATTGATAGTCTAAAAGAAACAGTTTCAAATAGTGCTTATGTAATTGAAGACGACGCTATGAAAGGTTGGCAGCGTGGTGGTATGAGTGCGCGCGAATTTGCACGCAATCAAGATAAGCAATGAGCGGGATTCTTTGAAAAGAGCGCTATATAGTTTGTTAAAAAGTGTTTAAGTTGTTTTTTTATTATATATATTTGTTCTTGTTTAGTTTTATTATATTATATTATTATATTATAATAATATAATATATGGCATTATTTAATATATTGGCTAAAAAAACTAAAAAGTTAAGAAATATTGGAACTAGAAAATTTAAGGCTCTTAGAAAAAGATTTTTAACAAGAAAAGTGCCGTCTTTAAGCCCTAGAACAAAACTTGTTACGCAAATACAAAGAACATACAGAAAAAAATTGAAATCGAGAGAAGCATTAAAGAAAAAACTTAAAGACGCGCAAAAATGGGCTGAACGTGAAACCGCCGAAATTGAGAGAGCTAGCGCTATTGTTGCGTTTAATAAAGAACAATTAAAAAATAGAACAGCGCTTGACGGGTCAAGTGTAAGAATGACGCGGGGTCATAAACAAAAATTAGAACAAGAAATTAGGGATGCACAATGGGTAATAAATAGTCATAATAGGTATAATTATAGAGCACAAGCGCGCGAATTGGAGCAACAATTAAATAGAAAATAGAAAATAGAAAATAGACAGAGAACTTGTTATTTATTTTTTTTATATTGCCATATTATATATGACAATATATGACTTTGTAAGAAATAAAACAAGAAAATTAGGAACTAAATTAGGCAATCTAGGCACTAGATTAGGCACTAGATTAGTAACAAGAAAAAACAGAAATATAACTAAACAAAGTTTAGTGCCAAGTCCTAAAACGCAACTTGTTACACAAATTCAACAATCTTATAGAAAAAAGTTACAAAGACAAAAAGATATAGCAAACTTTCCAAAAAAGCGAGCTACACGAAAAATAATGAGTGCCTATAGAAGTGCGTCAGCAAATCCAAATCTTGAAGAATGTGCTATATGTTTAGGCCCTATGTTAAATCCCGCCGCTACAACAACACTTTACCATTGCAAACATGTATTTCATACTTCTTGTATTAAAGGTTGGGCTATACCAAAATTTCATCCTCGTTGTCCTCTATGTACAAAACGAATATTATATTATGAAAACCCCACTGTTGTAAGACCAACATTAAACCAGCAAGCATTCATCAGAAAGCTTAAAGCAGTACAAGAACAAGCAGTGCTAGATGTTACCAAAATTGACGAGGCTAACTCTATTATACGAGAGTCTAGAAGAGCGCTAAAAAAAAGACGCTCACTCGACGGTTCAAATGCAAAAATGTCAAGAAAGGAAATGATAAATTTAGCGCAACAAATAGATCAGGCAAATGAAACTATAAATGCTCATAGTATTTATGATTATAGCGCATTTGCAAGGCGATTAGAAAACGAATTAATACAAAATAGAATAAAAGAGCGCGAAAAAGCCGAAGATGATGACGAACAAGAACGTGAATGGGAGAGACACCGTCTTCTACGACGCCAAGCTAGACTACAAAACGGTGGTGCTCATTGTTTAGAATGTAGTCACCATTAGTAATTAATTACTTAGTCTTTATATATTTTTTAAATATTTTTTAAAAATATATAATGCTATATATAATATGGCATTATATGATTTTATGAAAAATGTAAAAAATAAAACAACTAAATTATTTACGAGAAAACCCAAATCTAAGTCTAACTCTAATAAAGGCGTTGCATCTCAAAAGAAAAGAGTGACTTTAAATCCAAGAGGCACACAAATTCTTGAAACTATTCAAAAATCTTATAAAAAGAAATTAAAAAGACAGCGTGACATAGCTAATTTTACTAAAAAACGAGCATCACGCAAAATTATGTCCGCATACAGAAGCGCATTAGCAAACCCAAATATTAATGAATGTGCTATATGTTTAGGTCCTATGTTAAACCCTTCATTAACAACTACACTTTACCATTGTAAGCATATATTTCATACTTCTTGCATTAAGAAATGGGCTGCTAATAAATATAATATTCCTCGCTGTCCATTATGTAAGACGCAAATATTATATTATGAAAACCCTAGTATTGTCAAACCAAAAAAAACAGAAAGAGATTTTATGGATAGGCTTATAAAAGTACGTATTTGGGCTAAATATGAAGCAGAACAAATAGCAAAAGCTAGTGCTTATATAGAAAATAGACAAACACAATTAATAAATAGAACAGCACGCGACGGGTCAAGCGTTAGAATGACAAGGGGTCATAAACAAATGTTAGAAGAACAAATTAGTAAGTCGCAAACAAAGATAAATATGCATAATAGTATTAATTATAGAGCATTATTGCTTGAATTAGAGCAACAATTAGCGGCTAATATAGTAAGAGAACGAGAGATTGCTACACGCACAGATGCAGCACTGCTACAACTGGAGGATGATAATGACAGTACTAGTGACAGCACTAGTCATCGTTATGGTGGTGCTCGTTGCAGTGGCGCTCCTTGTGGTGGTGCCCGTTGCGCTAATTGCATGCAATAATAATATATATAACAGTTTTTCAATATAAAAAATGTTTTATATATTATATAATATGTTATCTAATGCTGTTAGCAGTTATTATAATAACATAAATAATATAAATTATGATAATACATTTTTAACTACATATAAATTGCATAGTGACGATGATGATAGAAATTTATGCTATCAGCTACAATTATTACAGGCACTCAACATTTCTAATTATGATAGTATGATATTGGCTACGCATATTGATAAAATAAGTTTTTTTTTGCAAAATAACTCGGAGTTAGAGGCTATTTTAAAATTATTAAAAGAAAAATATAAAGACACTAATATTGCCTTTATGATTGATGGTCACAATAGTAATGCACTCTTTCAGCTTCTTTTTAGTTACGATTATTTTGACGTAACTCATAAATGTTTATGTAAATATATAAGCGAAAAAAAGCAAAATAATGATGAGCTAGCAAAAACTTATTTTGACGAACTTAAAAATGTAATTTTATTATAATACTTATAACTTTATTTTAAATATTATTTGTCATTATTATTAAAATATAATCACAAATAATGAATAATCATTCTTTTATGTAAATGCTAGTGCATAATTTCTTTATTATTTTATCTTCATTATTTTCCTTATTATTTGCGATTGCTACTAATGTATGAGTATAATAGTCTTGTTTATTTTCATTATTCTGAAAATCCGGGTTTTCTTTTGTCCATTTGCTTAGCGCAAAAAATTGCTTTGTTGATACATCTTTTATTGCTCGTTTTATCTTTTCCTTATTTATATCTTTTTCCCAACTATTTGCTTCCTTAATATATAATGACTCCCGTTTTATATCTGTGCAATAAATAGGTCGCTGATAAAATCCTAATTTATTTATGTTTTCAATTATTACATTGCTTAATCCATTTACTAAGCCATTATGTTTTGTATAATCTAGCTGTTGTAAGCTAACCTCTATTGATTTAATAAAATCACTCATACTAATAGCATCTTTGCATTTTTCATTCAAAAATACTTGAATATTAAACTTTTGATTGGTTGTAGTAATATTATTTCCCACTTTTGGTATTAATTCTTTTATTGTATTTGTCAATTCTTTTATCTGATTTTGTTGCTCTTTTACAACATTCATTATTAATTCTTTCGATAAAGCCAACTGATTATTCAAAATATCATTTGAACTTATATGTGTGCTTTCAATACACCTCTTTTTATGTCTATAAAGTCCTGAGCTGTATTTATATGACTTATTGCAAATCTGGCACTCGTAACAAGTCTGGGGTTTTTGGGGAGGGTTTTTTGTATCATTTGTATCTTTTTGGCGGGTTTTGTGCTTTTGGGTTGCTAAATGTCTGCCGTAATCTTTTTTATTAGCCGTTACAAAGTCACAAAAGGTGCAACGAAAAATTCGGGGGTTTTTGGAGGGGTTTTTAGTATCCATTTATACCATATAAATGATACATAAAAAATCCCTAAACTATTTTTGCAAAATAATTAAGGTTTTTTAAAAAATTTATGATGCGAAAAAAAACGGGCTTTAAAAAGTTTTTAGAGCTTAATGGTCTAAATCGGTTTTTTTGCAAAAAATACTATAAAGGGTTGGTATATATGAAATTGGACATTTATAAATGTCCTTTTTTGAAAAAAATCCTCAAAATATTTTTCAGAAAAAAAACACATTTAAAAACCTTTATAAGTTACAGACCATAAAAGGTCACATAAAAATTTTTAGCAAAAAAGGGCCTTTTAAAAACTTTTTAGTTTAATATAACAAAACAACTTAAAGAAACTTTAAAATTTTTTATTTTTAAACAAATAAACAAATAAACAAATAAACAAATAAACAAATAAACAAATAAACAAATAAACAAATAAACAAATAAATAATAATTTAGATTATATAATAACCCTATGACTTCAACAAGAAATAAAAATAGTCAGTTAAATTATAATTTAGAAAAATCGTGTAAAGAAAAGTTACTTAGAGAGAAACTTTATTTACATTCTTCAAGTGGTCGCCCAACAACCGAAAGTATACCTTGTATCGGTTATACTCCAAGTCATATTTCGAGAGATGCATTGGCAAATAATGCAATAGATATTGAGTCGCAACTTAGAGGTATTGGTTCAACTAACTTAGAAACTCCATGTCAGCAAGTTATTGCAAGTCTTAGAACTTTAGATTTTAAAGAGTTCTTTGAACGACAACCCTACGTTGTTATGCCTTATCCAATGATATACGAAACTAACCAAAGACCTAAACTCTAATCTCTCAAATTGTTTATTTAAAAAGTGTAAAAATATAAAAATAGAAAAATAAAAGAAAAATAAAATAAAAGAAAAATAAAAGAAAAATAAAATATATAATTTTTATTATAATTGATATTAAATATAATAAAAACTAATATAGTAATATACTAATAGTTGTCACTATGACAAACAGTAATAGCTTTATTATTAGCATCTATAATTCGCGCAAAATTTTATTAGAAATTTTGCAAGAGCGAGGATTTAATATAACCAAATATTCAGATTTTGGCATTACAGAAATAGGCATTTTGCTAGAAAACAATCAATTGGATATGTTATTAGAAAATGATAATACTAAGAAAAAGATATATGTAAAATTTTACATTAATAAGCTAATTAAACCGCAAAATATATATGATATTGTAGAGGACTTATTTCATATTGAAACAATTTTAGAGAAAAAGGACGATTTAATGATTATTATAAAAGATGAACCAAACGATACAATGATGGAAAATATTAAAGATATATGGGTTTCTGAAAATATTTATGTATCATTACTAAATATTAAACGCCTACAATTTAATATACTAAAACATACTTTGGTTCCAAAACACACAGTATTATCATTAGACGAAAAAGAACAATTTATGAAAACCTATAATATAATGGATAAATCCCAAATACCAGACATTTCGTTTTTCGGTCCTGTATCAATTGTTTTAGGAATTCGCCCAGGTGATGTTGTTAAAATAGAGAGGTCTAGCAGAACTGCTATTGAAGCAGACTTTTATAGGGTGTGCAAGTTATATTAAATATATATAAAAAGCATATAAAAAAGTATAACACAAAATAAATTTACAATTTTATTATATATAGTAATATAATAACATTATATATTAGTATAATAATGTCTACTAACCAAGAATTATTTATGTTTGATGACTGCTATGCGCGACCAACAACTATATTAGAAGCAAGCTTTAATGCAACCTTAATTAACTCATATAATAAATTTTTAACACCAAACGCCTATGAGTGTGAAAAAAAAGCTTTAAGAAATAATAGTGATTTTTTTATAATTAACGACGTTTCATCAATAGGTAGTGCTAAGTATACTAATTGTTATTTACCAAAATCAACTAATAATGGAATAATAAGTAATGCATTAAATATATTTGATTCAACTTTTGGTGAACCACCATATACTAAACGACCCGCAACTGAAGTAATTGATAGTTGTAGCAATTTTTTCTATAATAATGGTGCAAATAATCCAAATAAGTGCTTTAGATATACTGTAGACAATAAAGTATATGCACCTAAAAAATATTACGCTTATTATAAAAAACCGCTATTTAATAGAACTAATATAACTAGAGCCAGTATTTTACCAAATCCAAAAGTTTATAAAGATAAAATTAGTGAACTGAAAACTTACGAAGCATTGATAAAATTTGACAGTGAAAGGTATATAGATAATGGACCTTTAGTGTTTAGCTTTGAACGATATATATGCAATCCAGAAGAAACTAATAGTGCTCTTTTAGATGCTGATATTCATAGTTTAAAACTTAAATATAAAAACTTATATCACGAATTAGATAGAATAAGTACTGATATTTCTTCTATAACTTATTTGAATGGTTTTGATGATGAAACATTAATTTCTTTAAATGTAGAAATAAAGAAGAAAACAAAAGAGCTTAATAGCTTATTAAGTTTTGGCGGAGCAAATAACGGACGCTTGAGCGATACCACTTTCTTAACACAATTCAAAATTGTAGAAAGTAGTGTTTTATTACTAATAATAATTAGTGCATTGTTTTTTTATAATAAAATGAGAAAAGTGAAATTACCAATATTACCCAAAAATTAGCAATAATATTCAAAAATATTCAAAAAAATTATATATTATTATATTATTAATAATATAATATAATATGGTAAATGAAACTAAAACGCTATTTTACAGTGAGGAATTAAATGAAGACATTAATCAAAATAGCAGTTTGTTAAAGTCAAAAGAAATATTAACATATAACAAAAGTAGGGAACAAATAAACACTAATTCTTATAATTCTATTGTTGACTCTATTGACTATTTAGGATGTATTAATGGGAATTGCAGTAAAATAAAATGTGATTGCAATAATGCAAATTGCAACTGTAACCAATCACAAACACACAATCAACATCATAATAATGAGCATCATAATAATCAGCATCATAATCAGCATCATAATCGCAGGGCCAACTTTATAACAAATTTGGTAGATTTTATATTTGTCTTATTTATTATAATAGTTTTAATTAATATATTATATACAAGAAATGCGCAACATTTATTATATGTTTTAGGAATAACTATAGTATATATATTTTATAAAATATATATTATTAGTAGTTAAAGCATTTATTAAATATAAATTTTTTCATATTATATATTAAAGTAATAATATATAATATGAAAAGAAAGATTAAATTTAATAATCAAAATTTCAAACACAAATTTAAAATATTTGTATTAGTGTTTATACTGATTGCTTGTGTATATTTTTTATACTTTAATAATAAAATATTAGTGCAATCAACTATTCAAAATAGTTTGAATAATGAGGAAACCACCAAGTCAAATAGCATAGAAAATTTCGATGTTTCTAGATATGTAGACGTATGTAAAAATAGAAAAACTAATTTTTATGACTATAATTTATCAGATCCACCATTACGACTTTTTGATATTGGTATAAATGAGAATTGCGAACAAAAATGCAACGACACTTCACATTGCCAATTTTTTTTAATGAAAGAAAACGCACAAGGCGTTGTAGATAATTCAAAATGCTATTTATATATTAAAGAATTAGACCCTAGCTATAATGATAACAGTCTAATGAATATTAAGGTTAATTGTAATTCAACATTAATACCAGAATCAACCAGTAGTTATAACGGGTATGGCTATATAAATAAAAAATATTTTGAATATAATAAAGATAAATTTAGCTATAAAGATGTTTATTTAGATAAAGCAAATGAGATAATACCTACTCTTAAAGCTAATAGAACAAATTTAAACGCTTTAGCAACATCAACTCCATCAACCCATAAACAATTAACTGATAATGATGATAGTTATAGAGCCATTATGAATGAATGGATTACTTCATTTAGTGCTTTAATAGACTTTTCTAAAAATAAATTGACCAGTTATAATGATCAAACAGACATGTTTAATGATGATATTCTTGAAAATACAAAGAATAAACAAATAACACATTTAGCAGCTATTTCTAAAGAAACACCCGAATTAGACAATAAACTTGCCGATGTTAAAAGTAGTGGCTATGTTAATAAATTATTTTATACTATTTTAGCATTTATTATGATTATTACAATAATATTATTAATATTATATAAATTAAATGCTAATGCTATTATTAGTGACAGATTTATGATAATTTATTTCATTGTTATTGTTATATTATTTATGTTTATTCGATTTATGTTAAATAAATAAAATAATAAAATAATAAAATAATAAAATAATAAAATAATAAAATAATAAAATAATAAAATAATAAAATAATAAAATAATAAAATAATATAATATTAATCCTAGTATGGGTTATTATTATGTTAATCCATTGGGCGAAGTAAAAGATATTAGTTATAACTTTTTACAAAATATCAAAGAAGACAGCTTAACACGAGAAGCACAATTAGAAGACAGTAAACTCAAATATGAGAGCCAAAATATAATATTTATATTTTGGTCAATATTTGCATCACTATTTTTATTAATGCTAATAGTATATTTAAGAAAGGTTAGAAGAATGTAAAAGAAGAATGTAACATTTATTTAAAAATAATTATTAAATAATTTTATAATATAGTTTTATATTATATTGTTATAATTAATGGCAGCTACTACAACACTACCAAATATAGATTATCAATTTACTGAATATTCTCAACAGGCACAATCAACACTTGACACTTATAAATCGACTATAAATTCATACTCTCAAGACGCAAATACTAAGTTGACCACTTATAAAAATGAAGTAGATGGTCTTACTACAGATTTAAATACTAAAAAAACCGAATTTCAAAAATCTAGTTCTACAATGCAAACAGCACTTTCTCTTTATGAACAACTACGAACCAAAGTAACTACATTAACAGGTTTAATAAGTGAAGCAACTGCAAATATAGCCACTACAGTACAAACTAATAATGATGCAAAAGCAGAATTAGCTGATATAAAAACTAAAAATATACAAGCTTCAAGTGATGCGTCAGTAACAGCTGGTCACTTAGCTAGTGCAAAACAAGCAGCAGATGATGCATTAATATTAAAAAATACTACAGATGGACATAGAAACCAAGCTCAAGGATATGAAGCATCAGCAAGAACCAGCGCAGCAAATGCCGCAACTTACGCAACTCAGACACAAGCAGAATTAGACAAGGCAATAAAAACAAATGAAAAAATGCAGAGACAATACGAATTAGCACAAACCCTTTTAGGAAACACAGCAAGAGATATAAACTCTGCCAATGCAGGTGCAGTTGCTGATATAATTGTTGAGAAAGGTAAAGCTCCATTTACAAATCTTCGACAAGGTTTTAAGAATTATGAAGGGTTTGTAGAAGGAAATACAAACAATGAACTTACTGCTGATCAGATAAGACTTTTGAATGAACTTACTGAGGATGAGTCAAGAATTTTGAGAGCATCTGTAGTTGCAGCACATGATAATCGTAATAATCTCTCACAGCGCACACTACTTCAAATGTCCGAATTGTTAGCACAAAAGGACACAGTTGCTAGTAATATATTAATGGATTATATGTATAAAAATGAGAAAGGAACAAATGTACAAACTGTTATGGATAGAGTAGAACAGCTTAATACCGATAAAAAGAGAAAACTTGAAATTACTACTTATTATAATAAGTCCCGTGAAAAATATATAAATATATTGAAAGTTATAGTTTTTGCGTGTATTATAATTGTTCCGCTTGTAATTGCTAATAAAAATAATATGCTTTCAAATTCTATATTTATGTTTATTACTGTAACAATCATTTTCTTTACAATAATTTTCATTTTTAGCAGTTTGGTAGACATTTACAAGAGAGATAATATAGATTTTGATAAATACGATATCCCATATAATAGAGAGGGGGCAATATTAGAAAAAGAAGGCACACTTACTAGGAAGAAAAACCCCTTAACTTCATTAACTCTAACTTGTGTAGGACAAGATTGTTGCGACGGAGAGATGGTATATGATAAGGCTAAAAACAAATGTATAGCAACCGAAAATTTTGGAAATGCATTTGAAGATATGATGGCTAATACTACAAAAATTCCTGTTGTACTTCCTGTAGAAGGTTTTAATAATAATTGCAATATGAAAAATACTATGTTACAAAATACATTCGCTTGTAGTACTACTGAAAAATTTTTTACAGATGAATGTAAAAACACTCTTCACATAGGATAGGACGTTAATGTTTTAGAATTTAGCAATTATAAGCTATTATTTATTATTAGTTATTATAAGCTATTATTTATTATTTATTATTATTATATATATATAATAAATAATAAATGGGACAAACACCTTCAGCACCTGTAGCACCTGTTTGCTATAATCCGGCAGTATGCGAACCAGAAGTAGCATATGTTGCAAGAGAATGTAATAAAGTAGGAAAAAATATTTTACATTTAACATTACGAAGAGCAATTATTGCTATTGCAGGTGAAACTTATGGAAATCAAATATTAAGTCAATATAATCCAGCGCTAGCAGGAACACGACAATATAGTTGGGATTCAATGCAATCCGATGTAGTAGCGGGTTTTAAGAATTTTGAAGGGTTTGTAGAAGGAGCAACAAACAATGGTTGTGTTGAGTGTAGTTGTTCTGCAGCAGCAGAAAAATTGATAGCAAAGTGTAAAAATACTAATCCACAAGTTCCTAATGCTATTGTAGATGCTATTACTAGCGCACAACCTCTATTGTCATCAAACTTACAACAAGCAATGAATATTGGTACAGTTACGTCTGAAGTAGAACCAGTAGATCTATGGAGCACTCGTTATCAGCCGGGTTCATCTGTTACTACTAACAACACAGACCCTAGCACCACAGCTCCAGACCCTAGCGCCACAGCTCCAGACCAATTTACTAATAGAGCCCCATTTACTAATAAAGAAACATTTACTAATAGAGAATCATTTATTAATACTGGCAGTGATGCAATATATCCGTTTATAAAAGATGCTATAGAGGCACGACACACTAAATTTAAAGTGACATTAAATTCACCAACCTTTGATTCAGACTGTAGCAGTAGCGCATATTATTCGATGAAAAAGTTTATACCAGAGGAAAAGAAGATGTTAGATACATTATTTGGCTATTATATTAATTATGTTAGTAGTTATGAAAGTCTATATTTACATAAAGAGTCAATAATTAAAATTATAAATGGTAAATTAGATGAATTAGATAAAATACAAAGTAAAATAGATAATTATAAAACAAATTTACACGTTGATAATAGAAAAAATAACTATCAAAGTAGCAACTATGAATTCTATAACACAGTGAGAAAATATATCCTAATTTTATATTATAGTTTGTTTATTTTGTATTTAATTTTTTCTAATTTTTTAAGAGAAAAACAATATACTAATAAGAAAATATTACTTGTATTAGCAATATATTTACTAATTCCAATAATTTTAAGTTATGCAATAAATTTAACATATGAAGGCTATATCTATTTTTTAGAATCTAATAATATAAAAGAAGATACAAAAAGCTATGCTGATATTATAAAAGCATAATAGAAAACAATAAAATAATAATAAATTTTATATATAAATTTTATATATAAATTTTATATAATATATATATATTATATATATATATATAATATGTCTTTTAATGCAAAAGATGCAAGTCCTGCTGATATAGAGCTAATTAATGAAATGGAAGCCAAAGCACTAGAGGAACAAATAGATGCAGAACAACTAGATGCATATTTTGCAGAGGAATTAGCAAGTCTAGATGATGAAAATCAGGCATTTAACGAAGAATTAGCAAGACTTGCTGCCATAGAGCGATTAGCCGCACTTAAAGCAGATGAATATAGATTAGCTACACAACAAGCAGAAAAAGCAGCAAAAGCTCTAGAAGCAGCAGAAGCTGCCAAACAATTAGCTGCCAAACAATTAGCAGAAAAACAAAAACTAGTAAAACCACAAAGAAAACCTTCAAAACAATCTTCAGAAAAAAAGGGTTCAGAAAAAAAGAAGATACCATCACCAAGTTCTGTGCTAGATGATCTAGAGCTCGCAATATTAAGATCTCTAGAAGATGAGCATGATGAAGGAAGAGAAGCAAGTCAAAAGCCATTTGAAGAGTGGATTAATGAGTTTTCAGAAGAACATCCAGCAAGGGCTAGACTCTATGATTTATTTAATGGAGGCGGATGGACTGTTGTTAATCCACGCGGCGATGGTTTTTGCGGTCTTTATGTTGCTGCAATTGATTTTCAAACTAACCACGCTCTCGATACTGACCCTATGTTAATACAGCGTGTACTTGAAATTGATAGAGACGGATTAATAGAATTAATAATAGATGGAATAAAAAAATATTATGAAGCAAGAAACAGACATATTGAGTTAGGCATTAGAATACCCAGCGAATTAGGCGGCGGCCGAGGAGGCGAAAATAAAATAATTAATGTAGATGACAATGACCCGACTAGTTACTTTGAATTGACAGAACAATTGTTAGTAACTAATGAAGAATTTATAAGAGAAAAGTTAAGAATATTAGGACGTTTAGCTAATACACCGGAAGCATTATTTGTATTTTTACCATATATATATAAACGGAGTTATTTGATTTTAAGTTATGATGGACGAAATCCCGATGCTCCTCCTTACTTAACAACTTTTATGCCTTGTTATGCTGATGTTAGAAGAGACGCACGTGGCAATGCAATATATCCATATGGTGAATTCACAAATAGTGCACTAATGTTCAATAATGGACATTATTTTTTACTTAATAATCCAGATAGTGCTATAAAAGCAGAAGTTATTACTAACATTTTAGAAAATAAATTTAGTGATGAACCTAGAAGACTATGGCAACAAATATTTGCTGCTGAGGGAAGAAGACTTAGAAAACGTAAAGTGATAACGAAAAAAGTGATAACACATAAACAAAAATCAAGACCACACAAATCAATAAGGTATAAAGTGGGAACACAAAAAGGGAGAACAAAAAAACCAAGACCACACAGATCGTTAAGGCGTAAACATAAACATAGAACACACACATTAAAAACGCATTAAAAACGCATAAAAAAACGCATAAAAAAACTTAGCAAAATAAGCAAAATAAGCAAATAAATCAAACCACATTATTCCTCGTTATCGCTAGCATCATCATAATTAATTTCAACATTATACCACTTACCTTTAGCGCATTTTCCATATTGCTTACTCATATAATCAATAATCTCTTTTCCATTTGGTATATTATTTCGTCCATATTGCATAATATACCATTTTTTGAATTCTTCCAATAACTCGGTTTTCTTAATAACTCCATCGCGCTTTCTAGAGATTTTATCTTTAGCAAACTCCGTCAAATAATCTTGTCCATCGCGATAATTATCACTAATGCTTGTAACAATTTTAGCATCTTTAACAATACCTTGCGTTTGATATGCCATATTAACCAACATAGAAGCTAATACAGGAGCCCATAATGTAAATTTTTCATCTATTTTCTTATCAATCAAATATTGATATGGAAAATTAGACTTAGGAAATTTCTCCTCATTTTCATATGGACTATCGAGAAATTTAGACATAAAATCGCAAATACGAATACGCCGCCATGTGCCATCATCATTTGTGTTAATATCAAATAACACGTTAGTGCATACAACAAGTTTAAATTGCGGAATAAACGTCACACTGTCTTTGAAAAGCGCACGACCTTGAATGGGGTCGCCACCAGTAATTTCTTTCATAATACCTTCATTAATCTTATCACCTTTGCTAGGTTCTTGCATAACCGCATAACGCACACCCATTAGCGCAACAATCTCAGAAGAGGTTGAGCCAACACAACTGCGATTTTGCGTGATTAGTGTAATAGGAACTGTTGCTTTATAATCGCCCAAACATTTGCTCATTAGCTCGACTAATTTTGATTTACCGTTACATCCACTGCCTGTATAAATATTGAATGTTTGATTGGTGGTTGTTCCGATTAATGTAGAGGCTAAATGCTCCCACATATAGCGGCGCAATTCTTCGTCTGGAAATAATTCGTCCATAAACTTATTAACTTCCTTCATAATAGACTCGTAATTAGCATTAGCACTTGATTTGCACGAACTTGTTAAAGCACTATAAGGAATGTAGTCAATATTGGTAGATTTAGAAATATAATCGTCTGGCTTTCCTTTTCTGTGTATTTTATTTTGAAAGTCAATAACATAATTATTGAAACATAGTAAATACGGATTAGCATCTAATTTATTCATAAATTCTTTATCGTAAAATAATTCTTTTGCTTCTCTCATAATGTTGTTTTTCCAACTAGTAGTTTTGAGTAAAATGCAAATGTCGCCCAATTTATGCGAACGAATTTTTAAATTTTCGGTATTTTCATCATTATTCTCTTTTTTTGTAATGATTTCAATAAGTTCGTGCGACTTAGCACAATATATGTCGTGCATTTTTTTGGATATTAATAATCTAAGAGTGCTGCCCGAATCGATTTCATCCCATTTATGATTTTTGTATTCATACCACTGATTATTTTTAATACTTACGCATATAAACTGGTCTTTAAATAGTTGATATAATACAACCGCCAAGTCGAATTCTGTAACCTTATCTTTCAAAATCATAGTTTGCAGTGTTTGGTCAATATAATAAGAAATAGTTTCGCTGCGAATTTTAGTATATTCGCTAAGATTATCCGTTTTAGCCCAAAACATAATAGAGCGATTTGTTAGGCCGTCATTATTTTTAATATCAAAGCTTTTCCACATACTATAAAAGCGCGGTACATCTGCATAATTAAATGAGCTCGATAATGAGCTTAATTTAATCCACGTCAAAAATAATTTTTCGTGCGTATTTTTAAGCGCCCATCCAACACGTATCCACTTATTGTAGGAACCACCATCATAATAACTTTCAGGTAGTATCATAGCAAATTGATGCGTTTCTTTTACTTCATATTCAGTGCACGCAATTTCTTCGATAAAACATTCGAGAAGGTTGTCTAATGATGCCTTATTATCAATCTTTGCAAAATCATACATATTAAGATCGACTTTTGAGCTAATAACATTAACTTTAGCTTTGTGTTCGCGATTATGCAATTCTTTTTTCTCAAATTCTATTTTCGCAAGAATGGTAGCATTATTTTTTAATTCAAAAGATTGATGACCATTATAACGCGCACTCATTAATGGCAGGTGTTCTTTAATGGCGATTTTTGAAACATTGGATTCTTTAAAATTCCATAGCTCTTCAGCATTGTCATAACTTAATTCAAAATAATAAGTCAGACAATACGCTTTATGTTGTGGCTTACGAGAGCCATAAACTTGCCAATTGACAAAGCCTTTTGTTATTCCTTCGTCAAATACGTCCTCATATTTATTTGTAATAGGAATATTATCCCATATTCCTTTAATTTCGTCTATTACCATTTTACGCAAAACACATTGCACCGCTTTGTGCGTTTTAATACAAAATACAATATGAATACCGTCTTTTGTTTTATCTTCAGTAACATTGACGTCGGGTTTTTCATAAATATACACATTTATTTTTGAGTTGTCGGGAATATCATAAATCTGGTTTAATTTATTAGCATATAATGCAATTAAATCAATAATATGGTCTTTATTATGTTGGCGCTCAGTAACAGATTTGTCATAACGTAAGTCGACATCAACCAATAAAGGGCCGTCTTCAATTAACTGTTTTTCAGTCAAATATTCACGCGACTTTTCTTGAAACACGTGGGTATAATATTTATCCCAAAATTCAGGTAAATTTGTGATGTTATAACTGCCACCATAAATATTTAATTCTTTACTGCCTATTTTGGTATGACTAATGACACCTTTATCGGCTTTAACTGATTTTAAATAGTCATCCCATTTAGATGAATTAGAGTTGCTATGTGTTATATTATTAGTCATTACAAATATTTAATAATTATATATATTAATATATTTTTATTTCAATTTTATAATATTTAAAAAAATGTAAAAATGAAAAAATGTAAAAATGAAAAAATGTAATTAAAAATAATATATTAAATATAAATTATTAAATATATTATGTATTATGAGTATAAATAATAGTGCTATAAAAAGAATAGCTAAGGATGTTAAATATATAATGGCCAATGGCGCTTCTTTAAGTTCGGAAAATATATATTATATGCACGATGAAGAAAACATTATGAAAGGTTATGCGCTAATAGTGGGTCAAGGCGACACACCATATGGTTACGGATATTATTTTTTTGAATTCATTTTTCCGAGCAATTTTCCGTTTTCGCCACCGGAGGTTCATTATTTGACAAATGATGGAACTATGCGATTTAATCCGAATTTATATACTAACGGAAAAGTGTGTTTGTCTATTTTGAATACTTGGGCGGGTGAAAGTTGGACCGCGTGCCAAACAATATATTCATTATTGTTAACATTATCGAGTATATTGTGCGCTAATCCGTTATTAAATGAGCCAGGAATTAAAGCGGACCATAATGATGTACATAAATATAATTTTTTGGTTACTTATAAGAATATAGAATTTGCAATAATTAAGGTGGTTAATATAGTATGTTTTAAAGAAGTTAATAGTTTAAGTAAATCCACCCTTGCAATTATGCATAAATTTAAAGCAATAATAGGCGACACATTTATGGCAAATAAGGAGAAAATTCTTGATTTTATTGATAAAAATAGGGTAACTTATCAAGACTTAATAAATGATGCAACTAGCACTAACTTACAAAAATTGTATATAAGCGTATATAATTTAAAATATGATTTAGAATATGATAAATTGAGCAAATTAATATTAGAAATTAATATTTAATATTTAATATATTGTAAAATTGAGTAATTATTTAAATAATTAACTATTATAAATATATACTAGTTAATTATGGATTTTTGTTCTAACTGTAATAATATGTATTATATCAAGTTAGAAAATCAAGATTGTGATAAAATTGTTTATTATTGTAGAAATTGTGGGACTACAGATGATAAATTAGTAAATGTCAATAATTGTATTTTAAAAGAAAATATTAATGTATCAGAAGATAAATTTAATATTCATATTAATAAATATACAAAATTAGACATCACACTGCCACGAATTAATTATATTAAGTGTCCTAATGAAACTTGCGAAACAAATAAGTCAGGTTACGATGCAAAAAAAAAAGAGATTATTTTTATTAGATACGACGATACTCGAATGAAGTATTTATATTTATGCAGTCATTGCGATTGTATATGGAAAACAACATAAACATTAAGAAGTAATAATAAAATATTATAAAATATTATAAAATATATTTATTTTTTCAAAGTATAATAGTATAAATAATAGAATAAATAATTGATATAAATTTAAAATAATAGTATAATAGTATATTAGTATATTAACATATGGATGATACCAATCGTGACGACCAAGAACCAGAAGAGATTGAAGAACCAGAACAAACAGATGATGAAATCGAAGATGACTTGTCTACGGAAAATGAAGATAAACAAAGCATTGCTACTATTGAAACCGACGACGAGGCAATTGAAACCGATGACGAAGAAATAGACGAAAACAAGTTATATGATTCAGACGAGGCATCAGATAAAATCAATGTTTTTGATAATGCAAAAACAAATTATGTAAAATATGATTATGAGGTGGAAGACATTGGTGACAGCGCTAGTTATAAATTAGATGAAAATTACAAGATGAACCATATATTAAGCTCTCATAATGAGTGCTTACATAAGAATTTTAACGAAATAAAGGAACTGTGCAAAGTTACACGCGATAAAGACGGTGTTATTGTGGATGAAATGCATAAAACAATACCATTATTGACAAAATATGAAAAAACTAAAATACTAGGTATGCGTGTAAAGCAATTGAATAATGGAGCACAGCCATATATACCCAGAAATGAGAAAATTATTGATAATTATGTAATCGCTTTAATTGAATTAGAACAAAAAAAAATTCCTTTTATTATTCAAAGACCGCTACCAAATAACAATTTTGAATATTGGAAATTACACGATTTAGACATTTTATAAATATAAAATTATTTAATATTATTAAGTATAAGTATTAAGTATAAGTATAAATTTAACGCTTAAATCTATTTCCACAATCTAAGCATGTAACAAAGGTTGTCATAGGCTCATCAGCGCTTCGTGTTTGTAATTGATAATATGTGCATTTTTTTGATTTACATTTTCCGCAAATAAAATCATCTGTAGATGCTTCAATTTTTGGCGTAAATTTATTTTCATCTTTAATACGTTTTTCTTCTATTAAAATATCCCATAAATCAGGACGCATTTCTTGATGGTTCATAAAAGCGAGTTCGTGAGCTTTAAACGCTTTCAATAGCAGTTTATCAACAAGTTCCTTATTTTTGAGATTTAATAATATGCAACGTAATTTTTGAATATATAGCGCTACAAACGAATCATTAGACCACTTCTTAATAAGCTTTTTTTCCTCGCTTACACTTAATGTATAATTATAAATACCTTTTTCCAAGTTTGTGCTTATTTTTTCATTATTAAGCACAAGATTAATTTTAGCAATCACACATTGCCGAAATTTTTCAGGGTCATTAATAGTTCTTGTATATTTACTCATATATTACTTATTATAACTATAACAAGTAATATTTATATAATTATCAATTTTATAATTTTTATATTTATAATTTTATGAAATGTCCGTTTCTTCATCCGAATAACTATATAATTCATAACTTAATTCTGAATTGACGTCAATGTCCTCATTTTTATCTAAGTTTTTATCTAAGTTTTTATCTAAGTTTTTATCTAAGTTTTTATCTAAGTTTTTATCTAAGTTTTTATCTAAATTCTTTTCTAAATTCTTTAATATTTTAGCATCATTTGCATTATTGGCATTTGCATCAGCATCGTTGGCATTTGCATCATTGGCATTTGCATCAGCATCGTTGGCATGCGATTCGGTTTCTATTACTTCCTTTAAATCAAAAAAATCATTGAAATATTTGCCATCTAAATTGGTATAGTTATTATTATTTTTAAGCAAAAAAATGCACTTATTATTGCTATTTACATTAATAGCATATTTTAAAAAGATGCTATGTTGATTATAAACTTTAGACGCACTATCCACTTTTGACCATAATTCAAGCTCTAGACCAGAATCAATAGTCCAAGTATATAATTTACTAAAATTATTCGATGATTTATAACCGCATTTTTTATAAATATTCTCTTCATCTACATTTTTAATCTTGAACTGTTTAAAAGTGTCGTTTTTCAATGTAATACAAGATATCATATTAGCAATATTAGTAAGTTATAATAATTTAGTATTATTTGTTTAAGTAATTACAAAATATATAATGAGTTGTAATTAAATATAAATTTTTAAGTTAATATACAAAACAAAACAAATGATTTTATATATTATTAGATGGACCGTTATATATGTATTATTGATTTGTTTATTACATAAATTATACTTATTTTTTCAAGATAACTTGACCACAACTAAAAATAAAGATTATTATAATAGTGTTTTAATTGAGCCTATTAAAAGCGAGCCTATTAAAAGCGAGCCCAGTTACAGCGAGCCTATTAACGAAGAGCCTAGTACCTCTAAAGATTTGAATAATGATTTTACTTATGAAATGAAAAATGAATTGAACAATTTTATTAGCAAAATAAAAACATAGTATGATTTCTTTTTAAAACTGAAAACAATTAATTTAAACACATAATATGTAATATATTATTTAATAAATGTTAAAGCACAATCAAAAACTTGCACTAAATAGTTTCAATGATTTCAAAACTATTAGCAACAGATTTCCGTTAAATAATATTAATAATGCTAACTCAAATTTTAATATAACCAATTTATCAAATACTTTAGATTATTATATATTATACCCAAAAGGCAGGCGAGGCTATTTATGGTTTACGTATTATAAAAAAGAAATGCTTTGTTTATTAATTTTTATAAATAGTAAAAAGTTCGATGATATTAGTAATGAATTTTATAAGTATGAAATAAATTATGATAATACATTATGCTATAATAATGTATTATTAATAGGAACTTATTTTTACAAATATAACAATAATAAATCAGTGCAACATTATTATGTAATAGATAGTGTATTAAACTATAACTATTATAACGCCATTATAACAGCAAACAACAATAATTGTTTTAATAGTAAGCTAAATTTATGCAAAAAGGTTGTACAAGCTATTACTAATTCGACTTTCAATATTAATTTAGGAATAATTTTAGATAATTATGATAGTATATTCAAAATTATATACAAATTAAATTATGATATATATTGCGTAGCGTGCTATAGTAATAATAAATATTTAGGAAATTTTATATTAAATATTCAATTATCGAAAACAATTAACAAAAATGAAACTAATTATGGTTATAATTTTAAAGTAACTGCAACGCTAACTCCTGATATATATAATTTATATATTTTAGAAAATAACAAAGAAATATTTTATGAATACGCACTAATTGATAGCTATAAAACAAGCGTTTTTATGAATGACTTATTTAGGAAAATAAAAGAAAATAAAAATCTGGATCTTTTAGAAGAAAGCGACGACGAAGACGAATTTGAAAATATAGATTTAGAAAAATATGTTAATTTAGGAAAAACTTATATTATTGAATGTTTTTATAATAAAAAATTTAAGAAATGGGTCCCCAAAAATTTAGCAAAAAATAATTATATAATTGATAAAAATAAAATTAATTTAATCAAAAATAAAAATAAAATCTTTTTATAATATATAAAAAAATGTTGTTTGCGTCAAACGATCTAATTGTTCAGGAAGGTGGTGCTACTCAGCAGAATCAGACTCAGAATCAGTCAGCTGGCAGAAGAAGAAGAAGAAGAGGCAGCAAAGGCACAAGAAGAAGAAGACACAGACGCAGCAGACGTCACCACTAAATTTTTTATACTATTGTAAAATAGTATAACTTATTATATAATTTATAATATATTTATAAATTATATAAACAAATGTTGGGGGGTTATTTATACAATAAAAAAGCAAGAACCTCAAGACGGTCATCTAAGCGTTCCTTAAAGCGTTCCTTAAAGCTTTCCTTAAAGCGTTCTTTAAAGCGTTTATTTAAGCGTTCTTCTAAACGTTCTTCTAAGCGTTATTCTAAGACTATGTAAAAGCAAAGCAAAGCAAAGCGACTTTATAAATAATTAACTTTAGAGTATTATTATTATTATTATTATTATTATTATTATTATTTAAAGAATTAATACTAATAATAACAATAGACTATTTAGCAATAATCTATTCATTTTTTATAGCATTGGTGCCCGAGTGGTCTAAGGGGTGCGACTCAAGTTCGTATGGCGTAAGCCTCGTGGGTTCGAACCCCACCCAATGCAATATTTTTCCAAAAAAAAATTTATAAATAAATAAACAAATTATTTATAAATTAAATGCTTTTTTTTGATTTTTTTCGCTTCATTTTTCGCTTTATGCTTTAACCCTTTAAAATGATACACGAGTAAACATATTTTTTTGACGCACAAGAGGAGGAGGTTCGGGCAATTCGCTCTTTACTGGAGGAGTGCTAGGAACATATGATTGACTACGTTCTACTTGTGTAAATGCAATATTTGAGCAACTTTTTTGCCTATTTGCAACATTAGCAACAGACCTATATGCCGAGTTACATTGTTCTGCAGTTTCGCTATAATTTAGGGCGTGACTTGGTAAAATTCCAATCTTTTCGGCCTCTAAAATAGCGTCTTGATTAGCACCTAAATAAATCAACTCAATACCATACGATTCCTGAGCACTAGCAATAAGCTTTTTGAGAGATTGTGCATTGTAATTTGTGCTACAATTTTCACAACCATCCGTCGTAACATAAATCAAACACTTATTGTAACTGTTTGGATTATGAAGCTTTTTCTCCATAAAATAGGTAAGACTGGAACCAATAGCGTCATATAGCGCCGTTTGCCCACGAGGAACAAATTGTCGCAATTCAAGCGGTCTTACTTCCTTAATATTTAGCGACCTAATTAACATATGCTCTTCGTGGTCAAATAGCTTAATAGATACATTTACAACTTCTCCAGGCTTTACGTCTTGCCTAATAATAGTTAAAGCTGAGTTAATACCGCCAACAGTGTCGGCTTCCTTGCCAGACATAGAACCCGAGCGATCAATAATGGCGACAACTTCTTGAATAAACGATGTCATAATTGCTATACTACCTAAACTTTAATAGCTAATTTTTAAATCAATTTTATTTATAGAATTTTCTATTTTCTATTAAAAAACAATAATAATAAAAATTGAAAAAATATAAGGCTTATTTATTAATATATATATATATTAATTATAAATGTCATATAAGGCTAAAGTATCAGCTATTGATGAGCAAAATGGCATAATGACTTTTACTTTGAGTAATGTAAATGTTAGTTATGCTAATGGATTACGGAGAATTATATTATCTGAAATTCCTGTTATAGCGATTGAAAGCTATCCTCACGATAAAAATAATGTAACAATTTTTACAAATAAATCGCGACTAAATAATGAATTAATTAAGCAACGATTAAGTTGTATTCCTATTCATATTGACGCTTTAGAAGACTTTCCATATAATGATTATGTGCTAGAAATAAATAAGAGTAATGCCACTAATTTGATTATATTTATTACTAGCGAAGATTTTCAAATAAAGAATATTAAAACAGGAAAATATTTAACACGCGCAGAGGTTCAAAAAATATTTCCACCTGACCCGATTAGCGGAGATTATATTGATTTATTGCGCTTAAGACCAAAGTTATCCTCAAATAATGATAAAGAACAGTTACACTTGGAAGCAAAATTTTCCATTAGCAATGCTAAAAATAGCGGAATGTTTAATGCAGTAAGCACGTGCTGTTATGGAAACTCACTCGACCAAGTAAAGATTATAGATGCGTGGGCACTAAAAGAAGAAGAACTAAAGCTAAAATATAACAAAGAAGAAATCGCAAATCTTAAAAAAGATTGGATGTTTACAGACGCAAAACGGCATTTTGAAGATGATAGCTTTGACTTTACACTAGAAACACTTGGAATTTATGATAATTTTAAATTAGTCGAAACCGGGGCAAATATATTAATTAAGAAGTTATATAGCTCTCTTAATCTAATAAAGGCAAATATTGATTATATTCAAGAAGTTGAAGATACTATGGAAAACTGCTATACTATTACGCTAGACAACGAAGATTATACTATTGGAAAGATTATTGAGTTTAATTTTTATGACAAATATTTTGTTCAATCAAAAGACCTTAATTATGTAAGCTTTCTAAAGAAACATCCACACAACAGCTTTAGCATTATCAAATTATCTTATAAAAATTCTATCACAAAAGATGACATTATGCTTAATTATGAAGAATGCACTAATAGCGCAATATTAGTTATTAATTCAATCAAAGAATATTTTAGCTCTAAGTAATAGTTATGACCCTAAGTAAAACTTACGACCCTAAGTAAACCTATATTGTATTTTATAGTCAAAAAAAATTGATATTTTTTTATGTAAGCAAATCTAATAATAAGAACAAATAAAAAAATATGAATTGCTATGCTGGATTGGCAAAGCGCCTTATTAAGTCTTGCTTTCCGCAAGTTATTCCTGTTCCACAACTAGAACCACTTGATGCTAAAAATATTGTTAAGCAAGATATGACGGACATTAGCATAAATAAAACATGCTTTGCGTTGAGCGATGCACATGAGCGCCTCTTTAAACCTAAACCCATTTCCGATGAAGAGGCATGGGCACTCGCAATAGCATGGGCGGAAGCAAAGGCAAAGGAACGAGTGGCAAAGGAACGGAAAGCAAAGGAAGAAACCCAGACTAACACCGACGAATCTTATGATTCAGACGACTCTGAATTTGGTGTTCCCACACATCCGGTGAAAAAGTCGGGTCTCTTTACTCACGATGACGAAGACACAGTGGAACAACTTGTCAGGTCTATTATAGCACGGTGGGTAACAACATCAAAGAAATGGCACGCAGCATCAACCATACAGGCAGTTGTAAGGGGGCGAGTGGTGCGTTCAGGGGCCTATAAATTCTTCGACTTTACAGATTATTACAACGCCTATTATGAGAGAAAGGCTGCAGAGGTGAGGCAGTGTTGGTGGGTGACGACATATACATTATCACGGACAGCGGCGGCAATGGCTACATTGTGGAATGTAGAGAAGCGAGCTGCGACAATCATACAGACGGCTGAGAGGGGGAGAGCAGTGCGCCTCACTGCTTGCTATGCAGCATATGATAAAGTTGTTGCAGAAAGAAGACGTACAGCAAAGGAGACAAGACGGGCACGGAAAGTAGCATTCGACCCAACCACATGGTATCGCGTGTAATTGTTGTTTTTATTTATACACCATAAAAACAACAATTATTATTCACTATATCCAACATATTCATTTTTTTTTATATCACGTAACTGACTATAAGACGGAGGTTCAGCATCTTCATCATAATAAATATTAGAAATGTCTAAAAACGGAACATGATTTGTATTATTATTTTTTTTCATATTTGTAGTATTACATTCTTTATTAAAAGAAAATAGTTCACATATATTTCCCATATTTCTTTTATATATTTATATAATAACTATTTTTTATATTTTTTTATAATAAATATTTATAATTTTTTATAATAAATATTTATAACATTAATTAGTTAATTCAAATTTCCATACTATCTTTATAGCTTTCTTCACTAATAACACTATTAGGGCAAACATTAGCACTTGTAACAGACGAATCAAAGATCATTGTTTGAGCGCCTTCGCTAAGAATAGGGGTAACGTGAGGATGAGAAACATTCTTATAATTAATAATAAACATTTGTTGTGCAGGATGTAGCGCATTCACATAATCAATCACATATTTTTTGTCAATAATTTTACTCTGTGGCTTAAGCTCAGATTTGTATTTTTCGTGCAACTTATACATATGTGACTTATATTCAAACTCATATTCTTTTAATGGCTTTTCTTTGCGAATAAAACAACTAATATAATTCATAAATAAATTGCTAGTATAATAATAAAGAGCCAACTTAAATTTATTAAAAATAACAGTATGCTCTGGATAATATTGCAAAAATTCTCCAACCTTATTTTGTTGCTTTAACGATAAATAATTAAACTGCAATTTTGGCTGATTACCTCGCAATTTACGCACCTCTTCATAACTAGCATTTCTAATTTTGCTACGCGTTCCGTCTTTGCTATATAAGAAACAACCAACACAATTATAACCCGCATTACCAGACTCATAATAAGATTTAATTTCCTCGAAATTAGTTAGTGGATACTTATTTACAAACTTAATATTGCTATTCAGAAAAATATACGGCGGACAATTTAGAAGAGACTGAATACTAATTTCATTAATAGTAACTTGATCTAAATTATTAACACTCAAAACATTGTTAATAGGATGAATAATTTCATAGACTTTCACTAAATAAATAACAGGCGACACAATAGGCGTAACAATCCGATTAAAAGGATGTTGCAATACAAAACTATACACATATTTTTCATCTAAACAGTTAAGGTCTAAATTGCAAACATTACACGCCTCGAAAAACATAGAGCGAAACGTAAGATTATAATAATCTTTGAAATAATTGTTATTGTCAAAATACTTGTAATTTTTTACATCATTGAAAAATACAATGTTTCCTCCAACAGTAGAACGTGTTGCGATTTCCCACGTTTGTTTAATATTATCATAAAACACGTTAATCATTGTTCCATCAATATAATCCTCTAACCAGCTATTTTCCGTCGAATATGCATTTACAAAAAACGAATAATCAAGCGACTTTTCAGGCGCAAAACATACAACCTTATTATTTCTAACAATAACAGAACGAAACTTCGAAATAGCTAAATATTCCGCAAAATCAGTCTTCGCAAGAGAACTAATAACCTCTTTAGAGTATTTGATAATCTTGTATTCATTATTGTTAAATGTATATTTTTTAATAGTAAAATAATTGTGTTCATTCTTTAGAGCATTTGTAACATTAAGATTAATTGAATTGGTAATACTTACCATATAGCGACTACACAGTAATAATATTATTTATTATAATATCTTTAAACCGTTTTTGATATTAGTTTTATTAGATGTTCAAAATACAAAAATAACATTTAACTAGAAATAATATTAGAATTATATTAATTTCTATTATAAATATAAGATTATATGAGTAAAATGGAAGAAACAGAAACACAAGCAAGTCCGCTAGCATATAATATTAACCTACAGCTCGGTGATATTATACAACTGGATGCTCCAACAAATAGCTCTCTACACGACAAAATTTATTTTATAAAGTTTATTAACAATGAAAAAATAGTATTGATTGATGCTGCTAAAATAATTACGTTAACATTAGCACAAAATGGTAAATTAGAAGAAGAGTCAATAAGCAACATAATACTATTGAGTAGGCATAAAAGCCCTAGCTTTGTAGTTCAAAACAATTTAGAAGTAAAAAAATACATTTCTATTTATTTCGGAGAACCGCTCCCAAAAGTTTTAAATGGACTAATAACCAACATCGAAAACGATATGATAGAGGTGACAACATTACCAGAAAAAGACGTGCTATATATAGATTTTGCATATTCAGGTATTCCTGAATTTTTGAATATTGAAAAAATAGTAATTCGCGAAAAAGTGGATGAAACCAAATTAGCAGCATCAGAAACAAATAGTCCAGAAAAAGACAATGACAATGCATCGGTTTTATATCAAGGCGACGCACGCGAATTAGACTATGACTTAAAAGTATATGAAACAGCGCAAAATTATGAATCTATTATTATAGACACTATTGAATTAGGCGCGGAGCTCGAAAGCATAGAACACGAAGTAAATGTATCAGACGAAGAACAACGCTATAGCATAGATAAGCAAACTAATGACTATTTAGATAAATTAATCAACGCATATTTACCAGAACAACGCACACCAGAAGTAATAAATAGAATACACAATGAAATAAACTATTATTTGCAATTGCGAACTCTATATTCGAATTTTGACACAAACAATAACCTGTCAATCATCGAAGAACGCGGCACACATTACAAATATTTGAAAGAGCAACTATTTAATTTGAATAAAAAACTCTATTATATATTGCCAATTGTATCAAACGTCCGCAACCTACTAATAAGCGACGTTGGCGAAATAGACGAAATGGAGGACAAAAACTCGTATAGTTACCAACATATAGGAGAATTTATTGAAGCATTAAACGACGTATCTTTAAAATGGATTAATAATAGCTCAAAAGAGAAAATCAATAGCTATAAAGAGCACATAAAATCTCTCTCAGAACTATTAGATAATGTTACAAATTATAGCGAAGAAAACATAAATGTAAATGGCCAAATAACAATGATAAATACTATTATTGATGATTTTTATAATTATAGCGTAAAAAAAGGCGGTCTCGCTAAAGACCGATTTATAATGGACGTATATAATGACGGATATTCTATGTTAGAAACTTATTATGCAAATAATAAGAAATTTAATAAACATATCAAAATAGTTCCTAATGACTTTGTCAATATAATAGGATTTATGACATTGCCATTACCGTTTTTCAATTTGTCCAAACTAAATACTCCATACACAAATATATGCGACAGAGCCAACTTAAATCACAACTTTATTCCTTACCAATTAGCGCTAAATAAGACCACCCTTTATAACAGCTATGTTTTAGAAAGCGACGCTAAAGACAACTTCATCAATAGTAACACCAATATTCATAATAACAACATTTTATCCACTATAAATAATTTTAGCGCACAACCCAGCGACCTTCCTTATTTGGAAAGTCTAAACTATTTGATGGAGTCCTTTGTTCCAACAGCTGAGGCATTTATTGATGAATATGTGAAACTTTATAGCGACCAGTCTCTCGACTACAGAACCTATAATATGGTAAATTTTGTATATGACCTTCAACCTCTAAATATAGATATATATAATTTGCACGCTAATGATTATAAAAAAATCGGCAAGCTAGTAAGCACCAATATTGATTATTATAAAAAAAGCTATAAGTCGAAAGAAACAAACTTTGCGCAATTTTTGAAAATTATAGCTGACTCCAATGCTAGGACATATAGCGACCTGACTAGCAAATACAATAATTTAACTTACTCCTTAAATATATTGACAACCGACTTAAAGGCGGAGCTTTTTAATTTTTATAAAATAAGCGATGAGCTCTTTAATAACAATGAAGAATTGTATAGCGCTATTGTAAAAATCGATAATGCGGACTTCTTTATGCAATGTATTAATAAAAATATTATGGACTTAGTTGTAGGAAACTTGCTCGAAAACTTTATAAAAGCTCACACACGAGAACAAGAAGAACGAGATAAGGAACGAGATAAGGACAAAAGCGATAAAGACGAGCCAGCCAATCTCTCATCTAAAGATATATTAAAGGGAAACATTGACGACCTAGTATCAACTTGCGAACGTTATGTATTATCAAAAAAATATGACTCTTTGCAATCATTAGAAAACGACAATAATAAATTAATATATTTTGATGCAGTATATGATAATACTTTTTACAGCATTATAAATGATTATAAAAACGAACGTGAAACTATGGACCGCAAACAATTTATTGACTTTATAGCAAGTAAGCTAATGGGACAATTAAACTTAACAAAAGTAAACGCATATAGAGAGGCTGTGGCCATTGTCGATGAAAAACGCGAAGTTGTAGATGGAGATTATGCGCTATTGTCGGGTAAATCTAGCAACAAAAATTATATATATGTAAGAAACGCTAATATATGGACACTAGAACCAAAATTTGAGAACAACTTTGTTATAGATAGTAATCAAATATTTTGCAATAGCAACAAAGATTGCGTGTCTATTGATGAAAAATGTATGACTAACGCAGAGGCTAAAAAAGCCAGCATAAATAAAGACGTGGACGCAATATTAAAGAATTTTGAAAATAAATATGACTTAAGCATCGAAGATATTAAAGGTAAAATAAACACTAATTACGAAAATTCTAAAAAAAGAATAGCAAAAATAGACTTGCTAAATAGAACAGCCCGAGAGAAAAACAGCGCCTATTTAATAAGCCTTGAGGAAGTTCAAGAAAATAAAGTGCTAGCGTCGCCTTATGAAAAATTGAGAGATCACATATTAAAACAAAAAGATTTGACCTATAAATACTCTTGCATAAATAAATTTTGCATTAATTTTACAAGAAACGCCATAAAAGACGAGTCGCCACATTGGCTTTATTGTAATCAGTCAGGAGTTCGCTTGTTACCCTCATTTTTCCTAAGATTGGCTAACGTGTTTATTAATAAAATGGACTATGCGCGCGAATTAGACGCTATATGCGCACAACGCGGCACAATTAGCGATGACAATAATTTTTGGGTAGACAAATATAGCGGTTACATTATTAAAACAATCGCATTTGACACCGAAGAAGGCTATGACGAAAAAGGCTTTAAATTATATACTCGCGCAACAGTCGAAGAAGATTACAACATAAATCTCAATCTCAATCTAGAAAGCCAAAGCCTAAGCCAAAGCCAAAACCTAGAACAAGAACAAATGCAAGTAAAGGAAAAAGCAAATTTAAAATCGCTAAATCCAAATATTGGAATTATCTTGAATATACTAAAAGCAATGAGCTCTAATATGGGGATAAATATTTCGCATAATCACGAACTACTTATTAACAATGTTTTAACAATACAAAACGCAAATATTCCGTCGCAACAACAATACGAACAGTTTATCTTAAAGGCGACGCAAAAAGAAGGCAAAGTGAAAGCTATGCCTAGTTATAAAGAAGCATATAATTCGTCACTGCTATTATTAACATTGTCATTTCTCGTATATTGCGTTCAAATAAACATTCCCTCTTTGCAAACAAAAAAGACCTTTCCGGGCTGTATTAAGTCGTTTAAAGGTTATCCGCTAGATGGCGAACAAGACAAAACCTCTATTGCTTATATAGCTTGCATTGCTAATAAGTTGAAAAGCTCTATTGACCCGTGGAGCAGTTTATTGAAAATGTCCGAAAGCACAATTATGAAAAAAATGGAGGCGCTTATTGAAAAATATATACTTCCAAATAAAGAATTGGTAGCCCACTTGAATAAAAAACGCGCTTACTTATTATCGGCAGACGCGGTAAAAGACGCAATACCGGAATATTTGTCCATTAACACTTGGCACACATTTAATCCACCATTAAACGAAATTAAAATTATGTCGGAAACAGTGCAACCACTAGACGAGAGCTTTAAAACCATCTTATATGACACATTTTCACGAGGAAGTCAAAACAATATTAAAGAAACACTGGAGTCTAAAGCAATATACACAAGTTACTATATTATTGAAAAAATACAAAATATTGTTAAAAAAAATAGTCCATTATTGAAAAATTCAAACGACAATCCATTTTTAGAAAATGCGTGCTGTAATTCGACCAAAAACACAATAGACTATTTTATAAGCGAAGACAAGTCTATAGCAACTTATAATAATTATGTAGCGTTTTATAATAATATATTAGCTAGCATAGACTTACTTACATATGCTCCGCAATTATATGACCCTAGAAACACTAAGCAAACACGCGCGTCTAATGAAGTAGCATTTAGCGAAGAATTAGTATATAAAGCATTTATACACTTTTGCAACTTTAATAATCAGGTTCCGCTAGACGACGAATTGCGAGGACTATGCTTGGACAAACCTGCCAAGTTTGACAATAGTAAGCCAATAAATGAAATAATAGCTGCCTTAAAAGAAGAAGGCAAGGTTTATAATTTTGCCTCCTTTGTTGAACTAATACACATAATAAGTAAGCGAAACATAGTAAACATACCGGCAAACTTCCCTATTTTAAACAATATTGAGGCAATGCGTATATTAATTGAGGCCTATAGGCAAAATAGTTACTATAATTTGGACGACGACTTAATAACTAACTTAGAAGTTTTGCTCGATAACTTTTCAATAACTGCAGCCGAAAATAGCGAACTCCGTAATTTTAAGAATTTTATAGGCAAGTCAAACGTACTATTAAAACAAAATATATTACAAATAATCAGCAAACAGAGCTCAATTAGCAAATCAGATGTTGCTAAATTCTCTCAAAATATGACTATAGAAATAGACGTTGACAATATTAAATTTCACCAAAACTATATTATTAACTTTTTATATGTGTTTCCGTCAATCATTAGCAATAAAAATATTAATTATGGAGCAATACCGAAGCATTGGAAGCTATCCGATATTCACGTAAAAGACCTTTTTAACATAGTGCAAAAATACTATAATAACTTGAATAACTTTGACGCGCGACCTGAGCTCTTGCTAGCATTCAAAATAATTGCTAAGCGCTGTAAAATTTTGGTGGAGCTAATGCGTGTATTTTTACATAATAAAACTCTTATGAAAAGCTCAAAGTCAGCTATAAAAATCAACAGCATATTTGACGAACAAGTGGTAACTATGTTTTACAATTTTATATTTTATAAATTGATTAATGAGCTAGTAAATATTAGCGACGACGAAGAATTTTTGCTAGAAATTCAAGGGTCAGAAATAAATGACTATGCAAAAGACCAATTTTTGAAAAACAGTGTTGCCTATGTTTTAGAATATATAAACATAATGTCTAATCATCATAATTTAATTAATAATGGATACAAAAAGGTAAAAGAGAAAATTAATATGGCAAAAGAAAAAGAAAAGACTATTATTACCGACTTCCTTAAAAATCTCTCTGACGAAGAACGCGAAATTGAAAATGTTTTGAAAAATAATAAACTTGAAAAGTGGAATAAAGGTATGCAAAAGGGTCTAACCCAATATGTAAAAGAAAATTATGACGAAGAGCGTGAGGCGTTAGATAAACAAGCGCTAAAAGAACGCAAATTACAGCAAAACAATAATGTAACTGCAATGAATAGAGAATTGTATAATCTTGATAATGATGAAACAGAAGCAATAGACCAAGCTATAGATGAAGAAGAATATAGCTTACAAGATGTTCCAGATGATGACGATTTTAATTATGACAATGACCAAGATGGAGATTATGGTAACGGCCCAGATGACCGAGATTACGATTAAAACAGTTTACAGATTTTTTTTATTTTTTATATTTTATTTAGGAATTTTATTTTATATTATATTTGTATATAATATAAATAGAATATGGAGGGATATGCAGGTAATGAGGGCTACTTATTGCAAATGGATTATCTAGACCAACAGGCTAAGGAAGCAGAGGCTAAACGAAAGCTGACAATAGAACCAACACAAAAACACACCCCAGAGCACTACAATTGGTTTAAGCGCAATTACGGTCATTTGATTTCTTTCCCACCAGGTCATCAAACGACTGAACTAGACATAAGTAATGTCTATCTAAAATATTATCCTTACCCCCTGCAAGGAGGTCGTCGAATGAGATACAAATCAACTCGCAGACGTGGCAAAACAAATCGCAGACGCGTCAAAACTCATCGCCGCCGTCATCGCAAACACTAAGAATTATTTTATAACCTAATGTTATAGCAAAACAGAGCGCTATGACTATAAAAACCTAAAAATTGAAATGAAAATAATAACGTTTATTTTATACAATAAACAAACGTTATTATAATTAAATATGTCAGGATATATTTATTGCTTTTCAAATGCTAATATGCCTAATATTCTTAAGGTCGGTATGACTGAGCGAACACCTGATTTACGATTAAATGAAGCAAATAATTCTGGTACTTGGACAATTCCATCATATAAAATAGTCATTGCCAAAAAAGTATTAAATCCTAAACAAAAAGAATTAACACTTCATATGTTGCTTTCTCAATATACACAACGAATTCATCCTAAACGTGAGTTCTTTCGTGTTTCAGAAGAAGAAGTAAAAACATTCTTTGATTTAATTGATGGTGAGTTATGGGTTAAAACACCAGAAGAAGAAGAAGACGATGAAGAAGACGATGATTCTGAAGATATTCCTAAAAAAAATTCTCGTAATATGAGCAAATGTTTTAGTGATGGACAGAGATTACGCCATACAATTGGTATTAATAAAACTTGGATTGGTATATATGATGCTTCAAAAAATGAAATCATTTGTGATACAAAGTCTTACAAATCATTAAGTAGATTTGCTGCAACGCATTATAGTATAGAAAGACCAGACCGTGGCAATTCAGCAAATGGATGGGCAGAATGTGAATGCGAAGTAAATGGAAAATGGATTTCTACATATAGTCTGTAAAAACTCTAATCTAAGCTTTACTTCTATAAGAAGTTAGAAAACATGTTAAGACTCTATATTCCTTAGCTTTATGTAACGGAAACCTTCTTTCAGGATAATCTCTTAATTGCTCTACTAATTTGCTCCAGGTTGTTCGTTTTTCATATCTTTTAGCAGCTAAGTCGTAAATATTTATAAACACTTTTGCTTTTAATAAGCGACGTGCTTTTGTTTTTGATGGTTGAGGTTCTTCGCCAAATATCACCAATTTATCATTTAACCATACCAAATCATTTAAATTTTGTTCCATAGTTTTACCAATATTATCTCGCTCTTCAACTATCTTTGTAATTAAAACGTGAATGTCTTCATATTCTTTACAATTTATTAAATTAATAATAGCATTGAACGGAATATGCTTACTCTTTAGTTTAACTTTTAATTCGTCTATTAAATCATAATATGGGGACGCCATTATTTTAATGCTGTTATAATACTATTATAAATAGCATTTAAATCAATACTATTTATAATAAAGAGAAAAAAAATAACAAATAATTCCTATAACAAATTTTCTAATTATTCTTCTGATTCTTCTTCTTCTAATTCATCAACATCAACATCCACATCAACACCTACATTTTTAACAATTCCCTTAATAAATTGCTCAGCTAATTCTTTATTATTTTCAATTTCGTTTTCTAATTGCTTAATAAGATTACAATTGTAGTCACAATAGGCAACAATCTCCTTCTGCTTTTCGAGAGAAGGGACTGGGATTTTTAGTGATTTTAATTCATCCATTTCTAAATTTTTTTGTGCTGTTCCTCTTGCACAATTATATATAATATTTTGATTGTGTAATAAGTAATATCCAATATATTTATGTAATAAAATTTCGGTTTTAGGTTTTACTGACAATCCACTATCATTTAAGAATATTTTTTGATTAATAAATCTAACACATTCTAACGATAACGCAAATCTTCCAATAAGAATATTAAATCCATCACGATTAAATGTTTCCGTTGAAAACATTGCTCTTCCACTTCCATAAACTGGATATTCTCCTTCAATATTATTACTTCTAACAATTCTTGTTCCATAATCAATACTACAAACCTCTCCTAACTCTTTCACATTATTCTCTCCAAATATTTTTTGATTATTCAAACAAAACTCATTTAATTGCTTCAATTCCTCAATCTTTGTTAAGCTTGTTTTATTTGCTTTTTCATATATATAATCTAAATAGGCTACAATAGTTTTTTGTTTTTCGAGAGAAGGGATTGGGATTTTGAATTTAGATATATCATTTGTAGAAATATTAGGTTGCGCAGTTCCTTGTGCTAAACCTAATACTTTTTCATCAATATTACAACATACATACCAATAATATATATATTTTTGATAAATACCTGGTTTTGCATTTATCTTGCCTACTCGTTGGTTCAAATAAGATTTATTTTCTAAATTATATATTCCTATTTTTCCTGTTGTAGCACCACTTAATGCTATTAATATATCCCCTTTTTGTATTTCAAATGATTTATATTTATTATTTTCTTCAATATATTCCGTTATTTTATTTTCATCAATGATTCCATTTTGAATGGATTTAATTTGTAGAATACCAATATTTGTAGCATTCTGTTTTTCATAATTAGTTGATTTAAAAGAATAACCATTTTGAAACTCACAAACCTCTCCAAGTGTTTTTACTAATACATCTTCTTCATATTTGTCGACTTCACTTTCATCTTTCATATATTCCGCATAATTAAGTGAATAAGAGTTATTCACAATTTTCTCAATAGGAACTTCAACCAACAGATTTTTAACATCTTCATATGGATTAAAGTCATAAAATGCAACTTTGCTAGTTTGATGTGTTTTTGAGAACTTATAAGCTCTTCCATTTTCTTTTTGAGTTTTAGAAGATGATTTGATTAATGTTTCCAAAACATCACTTCCTTCTCTCTTTTTCACAAAATAAAACACACAAGTTTTAATTGAGGTATAAGTGAAAATTCCAGATGGCAAATAAATAATTTCTTTCAAATCGCATGTTTTCATTAAATATTCTCGTACAGCTACTAATGTTTTATTAGTTTTTGAAAATAAATCTTGTCCATCAGGTAACACAACTGCAGCCTTTCCATTGATTTTTAACATATAAATAATTGCTTGAATAAACAAACTAACCGCGTTATCCGATTTAATAGGAATATATTCGTTTTTAAGCGAACTTTCAAAATCATCATATTTTAATCCTTTAATACCAAATGGTGGATTTGCTAATACATTATCAAACTTTCGACTAATAGGTTCTCTAATACTATCCCCATTTTCTAATTGTTCGAACATATGACCCGATGAAATTAACATATTTGAAACCGCGAGTTGATATGTGTCTGGGTCTAATTCTTTACCATATAATCCTTGTGTCTTAATAAAATCCCAATTAGGTTCTATAGCTTTAACTTTTGATTGTTGTAAAATAACTTGCAAATAACTAATTAGGAAACCACCTGTTCCCATTGTAGGATCTCCGCAAGTTTCTATTGTCCCATCTGCTTTAATTTGTGGATTAATTAACTTTACCATCATTTTCTTTACCAATGGTTGAGTAAAATATTGTCCTAATACTTTACCTGTCATAATATCTTGGAAAACTTCTTCATAAGCATTACCCAAAACATCATAATCAGTGCTTGATAAATCAAGTTTGTATAATTTCTCAATTATTTTTTTATAACTTGATTGGTGACGAATATCAAAACCTTTATCTTTCAAAAATATATTTTTTGTAGTAGGATGAACCGATAAAATAATATCCCATAAATATTTCATAATTACAGGAATATTTTCCTCTTTTTCATCTGCTAATTTAGTAAAACGAGAGATTGCTAATAGTCTCTTTTTATTAACTTCAATAACACTTTCATCAAAATGCGAAGCTAAATCATATTCATAGTCATCAATATTTATTTCATTTCCAATATAAGGTTCAATTAATTTTAATATTAACAAATACGATAAATTTTTTAATGCTTTTTCTCCAGTAATACCTTCATTATCTCTCAATACATTTAAACACGACTTGAATACACTAGTAAGATGAGACTTAGTATCATTACTAGTTTCTTTAGCCTTAGCAATTTGCTCCATTTCTTCTAAACTAATACACGGAGCCTTTTTGATTTTATGTCTTGTATAATCGCATTTTTGAGCAAACACCTTTTTGCATAATTCGCAGCTATAACTTTTAGGATTTGCCATTTATATATAATATATATTAAAAAAAGTAAATTTAACTTTAAATCAATTTTTTTAATATTATTATAATTTTTGAAAAAAAAGCATTTTTTACTTTCGCCCAGCTTACAAAATAATACTAGGAGACTTTTTCTTATATTTAATTTCAATCAGCTCTCGTAAATCTCTCAAATTATAATAGTCAACCCAAAATCCATACGGTGGAAACAATGAATCTTTTGCACATAATTCACTACAAACAATTGCTAAATCTAAATTCTTAAAATAAGTGAACCTAATTTCTGGATATAAATCCAAATATTCATTTACCTTACTTTTACAAGTTTTCAAGTCATAATAAACTCGCTCTATGCTTAAATAATCAATCCAATTTGTAAATACTCCTTTATAAGCTGTTTCAGGGTCATCAGGTAACTTGTTCAATCTCAATGTTAAAGCATAATAGTCCTCTTTGGTCTTAATATTATGTTCAGCAATAATTTTCTTTGCTTTTTCGTAACTTGTTCCTAAAGCACATCGCTTTACTGTTTTAAGTCTTAATTCGTGTTCTAATTGTTTCTCTAAATCACTAATAATAGGGGGCTTAGGAATTGGTTTAGGTCTAGGCTTATGAGGATCTACAATATCAACCCTAACCACCTTAATCTTATAACTAATAGTTTCGTCTTCAAGACCCATTTGATAAATTACTTCTCTCACTTTTTTCCAATCTGAGTTATTGCTATTATCCAGCCAATTGTTATTATTTATAATAGGCAAAATGATTTTAGTTAGCTTGTCAGGTTGTTTAGCATTCTTTCGACTAGCTCTTAGCGCTGATTGCACTATGCGAATATTAGAGGTCATATTTTCTGCAAAAACTACACCATCTAATAAAGGAAAATCCCAGCCTTCGCCTAAACAATATACACAAGTAATAATGCCATAGTGCGCCTTTTCAAACGATGCAAGTATATTTTTTTGTGTTTCCTTATTCATAGAGCTATCATAATTCGAACAATATAAATTATCTACACTAAAATAACTCTCACTTAACAGCTTTTCTATATAGCTATTTACTTTTAGCGCATGTTCTTTATTATTAACATAAATCAATAAATGGTGAGAATGCCCATCAGCAATACTTTTTAAGCCAGCATAAGCACTTAAAAGAAGACGTTTGTCATTTTCGTCATCATTACTAGTATTGTTACCCTGATTAGTAATTAATAAAGCTAATGTGTTTAATTGATCTTCATTAGTATAAAGGGTTTGGATTATGTAATCACAAACAATGTTATTTTGAATTGCCCACAATAAAGGACGCTTAGTAATAATTTTTCCAAAATAAGCTTCATTACTATTTGAAATTAATAAATCATCATCACATGAGCAGTCTTTATTTTCTAAAATTTTTAGCGTAGCGGTTAATGATAACTGTTTAACACAATCAATTTCTAAGATTTTCACGTAGGTCTTATGTTCTTCTTTAATAATATATTGGCTTGTTAAATGATGAGCTTCGTCCAAAATTTTCATATCAAATCTAAAGTTTGCCGATAGGCTAGCACTGCAAACTTTATGAGAGCTTGCATAAGTAGTAATTACAATACACTTTTCTTTATTTTTATTTAAGAAGAGACTAATATCTTCGATGCTAACACTGCTCTTAACAATTAAGCACGGACAACCAGGAAATAGTTGTGCAATAACCTTTTCCCATTGAATCAATAATAATATATTAGGAACACCAATAAGAATAGTATGCGCTGCTAGGTCTTGACTAATCCATAGTGAAATAAGTGTTTTTCCAATTCCACATATTAACACAAGAAGACCTTTATTATGTTCTTGAAAATGTGAAAGTGAGAGATTAATAATATCAGTTTGATCAGTTCTTCTAGTATATGGATTAATAATTGTTTCTTTTAATTGTTTTGCTATTAAATTTGCCAAACGCTTTTTGCGTTGATTAATATATTCTTTGCGTTTAATGTTATCGATTTCCTCAAGAGACAACTGTCTAGCTTCAATATTACGTTTTTTTAATTGTGCTATAATTAGTGGAATAATTGATTTTTTATAAAATTCTGTTCCACCATCAATATATACATTGAAATTCTTAAAATCGTAGCGTAACCATAATTCAGCACGAAGCAATTTTTCAAGCGGAATTTCAAAGACGTGTGAAAACTCACCGCGCCTTATTTCACCTGTTATATAAGTTGTTTCTCTATTTGAAATATTTTGCGTTATACCCAATTTGCAAGCACCATATATATCATATGCTTCGTGTTCTCTAATATAAAGTTGTCCCACTTTTGCCATAATTAAGTCTGCTAATTATATTTTATACTTAATTTTAAATTATAAAATAAAATTAACTATATCAATTTTTTCCAAGAAAAAACATAAAAACAATAAATCTACCAATTTTTATATGTTCTATTTTTGCGTTTTCTAGGTTTTCTTTTATGCAAGCTATATTTTCTTTTGTTAGCGCGACCTCGTGCGCGACCAAATTCACTAATTGCATCAAAACTTGCTCCAGGGGGTATTTTTTCATTAAAATCGTACATCCAAGTTCGCATTAATGACCCGTATTTTTTATTTTCTTCTTTCAAAGTCGGCATTAAATCGTTCCACCATATTTCGTTAGCTAATGCAGTATTATAAGCTTCCAAAGCATAATTATATGTAGCGCGTGCCTCTGCTTCTGTGCGAGTATAATGACTAAGCATAGATTGTCTACTTGCAAATATGTTAAATGCGCGACCAGTAGCTTCAATTATGCTATTATGTTCAATTATACTATTATCGGCATCTCTATCAAAATTTGCTCTTGACTGTGCTAATAGTATAATATCATCATCCATAATGTCTTTAGCTTCATTCATCATTAATTGTGCGCTAGTTACTGTGGCTGTTAGCGCTTGTGTTACTGCGTTAAATTCGCGTTCATCAATTAACGCTTTGCTTTTCCATTTAGCACTCAATTTATGTAATAAAGTTAAATAATTAGAATGAGCACTATTATAAGCTTGCTCTGTTGACAATATATAAGCCATATATAATAATACTAAATATAATAATATTATAATATTTTTATATTATTTTTATATTGTTATAATTTATAATAATGCGTCAAACATATAAGAAACATAGAAGAAAAGCAGGAAGTAGAATCGCAACTGTTCGTAGACTAGCAGAGTCTATGTCACTACAAATAAACCCTAATTTTGATTTAGACCCTTTTGTTTTAGAACCAGAAGCATCAACAGTAATAAAACGGAGCATAAAAAAACATATGAATAAAAAGGCTTATACTCACGCAACAGTAAGATTTTATACTAATTTAGTATTATTTAAAAATGTATTAACAGCATTAAATGCTAATGATAATTCGAAGGCGTTAGCAAAAAGCAGGTTATTAAACAGCATTCCAGTGGGGCGAACTCTTGAAGCATTTTTAGAAGTGCGTAATGTTGTTCCAAGTATAACAAGATTGCGCGAAACATTAAGTGACCCAGATTTTACCTTTCCAGAGCGTAACACACAAGCCTATTTCGAATTAAAAGGATTTATTGATGATATAATTAGATTAATAAGAGATCCATTACAAGGACGTATAGAAGTCCCATTAATAATACAGCGCCAAGAAAGAGTGTTAGGAGGCCCATCAAATCTTGGACAAGGACGAAGACTTAGGTCTAGACGTAATAAAAGAAGAGTAAGAAGTTAAAATATATAAAAAAAAGAATATAAAACTATAAATAGACTATTATTTTAGCATAATATACTAATTTTCATAATATACTAATCTTCGAATATTTTATAATATTTTTATAATATTAATATATTATATATGGCGTCTTCTTCTTCGTCAAATTCAGATTTATTAACAAAAGAAGAATTGGAAGCAATTGATTATCGTCATTTACTTGTAATGGACAAGAATTATTCATTTAAATTAAGTAAAAAAACTAAAAGCACAAAGAAAGACAAAGAGTCAATAATTAGAAGATTATTAAAGCACCAAGTTAAAAGAAGCAAATTTGGCCCAGAACTGGCTTCTTATTTGCGTTATGAATTAGAGCATCCAATAGCAAAGGCATTACCTTCAGGGACTTTTTTACCGCCTTATTTAGTAGGAGAAATATATACTATGAAAGAAGAGCTAGAAGACAGAGATTATGAAATGGCATTCCTAAAAAATATATTTGAGCCGACTACAAGACCGCAAAATTTTGGCGCGTTTTTTAATTTTACTATTAATGGTCAAAATGTTCGACTATATATGGAAGGCGACAATGCGCGATTTAATGGACACGTCGAAAATTTATATAGTCCGAACTTTTTCATTAAAGATTATAAATATTTAGTACAGCGTTTCGGACTAAATGCCAAACGATTACAAGAAAATGGTGCATATAGAGACACAATCGGTCATAGGTCGGGACGTTATGGACCCCAACCACCGTTTACAACTACAATTCCTACTAGGGCAATATACGATAGCTATGCCAACTTTAAACGCTTACATATTGATAAATTTTTTTATGAGAATGTATTGGCTGCTTATTCAATGATTATTGTTATTGGTGATGTAATAACAACTATATTTAATTATCAAAATAGTCATTATGTTCCTAACTATCCGCAAGCTAGTGCAAACACAACATTACAAACACGTTATTTGCCTCATGCTCATAATAAACCAGTAAATGTATTAAAAGTTTATATTAAAGAATTAAATAAGCTATTGTTAAAATTGCGCGGTTATAAAATATTATTAAGTCCTAATGTAATAAGTGGTATAAATAATAGACTGGACACTTTAAATGAGTATTTAGTTGAGCCCGATGCTAGCATTGCGAACCAAGCAAACGCCAAATTTAGCATTAGAATTTTAGATAATGGCCCCATGCTTCCTAAAAAGCAACGGTCATATACTCCACGCAGAAAATCAAAGTCTATAACACGTCGACTAAAGTCGTTTTAATAGCTTTACGAATTTTCTTTAAGTCTTATTTTTATATTATATAACGCATATATATAATATAATAATGGCTTCTAGTTCAAAAGATGAGTTTTTAACAAAAGAAGAATTAGAGAAATTTGATTATAAAGAGTTGGTTAAAATGGATAATATATATTCATTTAAGACAAGTAAGAAAACAAAAAGCACAAGAGTAACAAAAGATGCAATAGTTAAAAGATTATTGAAGGAAGGAGTAGAAAAAGCTAAATATAAGTCAAAACTGAGCTCTTATGCAAAATATGAATTTGAGCACCCAATTGCAAAAACAATGCCCTCAGGTAATTATTTACCTCCTGATATTGTCGGAAAAATATATACTATGAAAGAACAAATTGAGGACCGCGAATATGAAATAGAGTTTGTCAAAGCAGTGTTTCAACCGAAAACATTACCTGCTAATCAATCAGATTTTTTTAATTTTATGTTAAATGGTTCAATAGTGCGTTTGTCAATGACGGACCCGAATTTTCAAATGCACGTTGCTAATTTATATAGTCCAAATTATTTTATTAAAGATTATAAATTTTTGGTGTCAAGATTAAAAGTAAATGCTAAAAAAATGAGAACAGAAGGTGTGCGATATACTGAAGGTAGACAAAGAATATTAGCCAATTTTTTTAGTGTAAATGTAATTCCGACTTATTCAAGGCTAATTGTTATTAACAATATATTAAGAAAAATAGAGGCTTATAGAAATAGTCACACTGTGCTTAAGTATCCACAAGAAGTAGCAAGCAGATTATTAGAAGCAAGTTATGAACGTTATTATTGGCCTCCAAATAATCCGTTATATGTATTAAAATTTTATATTAAAGATTTAAACAAAATGCTGTTAAAATTACGCGACTACAAAATATTATTAAGTCCCAGCATAATAAAAGAGTTAAATAAGAGCTTAGACAAATTAAATGACTATTTAGTCGAACCTGATCCTAGCATAGTAGGCCAAGCAAATGCAAAATTTAGCATAAGAGTGTTAGATAATGGTCCACAGTTTGCTGTTAAATCGCGGTATTATAGTGGAACCAAGTCGCGTTCGTTAGTTAAGAATAAGATTAAAGTTAATAATACTAAGAAATTAAGACATAAACTACAAAAAATTAATATGCAAGATTTAAAAAAAAGTCAAAAATATAGTGCTATGTTACGCGCGTCACAGTTAATGCCTAAGAATGTAACACATAAACGCGGAAAATCCTTATAACATTATTTTTAAGTCTTATTTTTAAGTCTTATTTTTATATTATATAACGTATATATTTATATAATATATATATAATATAAAATAAATTAATATGTCTAACAAGCTAGTACAGGTTCCATTTACACCAGTAGCTAGTTATAGTTATCCGTTTAAAAAGTCAATACCAAGAGGTTATCAATATCATTATCCATTAGTAAAACTATTGGGTGACAGAGAAACCGCCCTAGTTGATACTATTTATAGTATAAAAAATGAGGCCGAACTTAAAGAATACCCATATAAATTTTTAAAAACAGTATTAGCCAATTTTTTGGCTAATAGCAAAAAAAAAAGAGGAAGTGATACTGATCAAAGCAGTCCTATTTTATTAAATATGGACGATGCTGAATTACAGAAAATATTTACAACAGACACATTTTTTATAATTGATTATGACCACTTAATTAAGAGATTTAAATTAACAGGAGACAAATTAACAAGTAGAGCAAGACATAGTGGAACTTATAGAAAGAAAGATAGATCGCGATTAGCAGATATAAGTAGCAAAAGAAAATCATATAAATCCTATAACGCATATATTTCTAATAAATTCACAGATATTATTGGTGACCATCTTTTGCCCAGTTATGATTCATATTTAGTAATAACAGAGATGATAAGAATAATAATTAATTATTTGCGAACTCTTCGTGGTCGTCAAAGATTTCGAGGTTCTGTTCAACTTCAACCTCAATATTATACTGATATTAATATTCCTACTAATGCTATTGATATAGACAGACGCAAACTTCCGTTTCGTGAAGTATGGCATAACACAATAGTAGGATACACAAAATATCAACATATATTATATGATGAAGACTTAACTGAAAAAACGTTGCCTTGGGATACGCTATCACCACGTAGAACAAATATAGGTCCTTTTGACGTTCTTCTTTATTATATTTTAGAGTTAAATAAACAGCTTGAATTTTTGTCCATATACAGAATAAGTATTAACAGAGCACTATTAGATGCTATTAATAAAGATTTATCATTAATAGAACATAAAATGATAGAATTATATGAACTATATGAACCAGGTATGCAATTACAATATACTACCGACGATGTAGATAGACCACTCTTTAAAATTGAAATACCACCTTTAACAAGTCATCAATCGGCAAGATTAGCAGTAAGACCTAATTCTAGTCGACGACGTGCAAAATCAATATAATTTTTTAGTATTATTATTATATTATATATTGCGAATATAAAATATAATAAACTAAATCAGTTAACCGCTACACATTAAACATTCTTTTTTATCATCTTCGTCTTCTTCTTTATCTCCTTTTTCCTTATCGGCCTTATTCTTAGGCTCAATAGTAAATTGTTGCGCTTGATGCTTCGCTTTTCTGCGCAAATAATATATTCCAGTTTTCAGTCCAGCCTTCCAAGAATAAAAATGCATACTTGTAAGAATTTTGGAGTCAGGGTCTTCAATCCATAAATTCAAGCTTTGCGATTGGCAAATATAAGCACCTCTATCGCGAGACATATTAATAATTTCTTTCATAGGTAATTCCCATACTGTTTTATATTTTTCCTTTAAATGAGGCACCAAATTTTGAATATGACTAACACTGCCTTTATTAGCAATAATACTATTTTTAAGGTCTTCATTCCATAGTCCTAATTTCAGTAAATCTTCCACTAAATATTTATTTACAAGCACAAAATCACCCGCCAAAGTTTTCCTGCTATAAATATTGCTTGTAATAGGTTCAAAGCACTCATTATTCCCTAAAATTTGGCTCGTGCTAGCAGTAGGCATAGGAGCAACAAGCAAGCTATTACGAATTCCATAAGTCATAATATTTTCTTTTAACACTGCCCAATCATAGCGACCAGAACTAGGAGTAACATTCCATAAATCAAATTGTAGTTCTCCGTAACTCGCCGGAGAGCCTTTGAAAGAACTATATGCACCAAGAAACTCGCTATCGAGATTGTCAATTTCTGCTTTAACCGGTTTAACACAAGCAAGTGCTTTTTCAATTAATTTGTCATTTTCTATAGCAATATGAATTGAGGCGTCACTAACATTATAAATATTGTATTCACGGCATTCGTCATCATCTGAAATAAAAGTCCAATTGTTTAAATAATATTGCTCTTTTAAAAATCTCATATATCCAAGTCGTTGCTTAGATAATAGCATACTCTTTTCAAGTGCTGCATAATAGATTGTTTCGAAAATTTTAATATTAATTTCTTTTGCTTCGTCTGAAATAAAAGCCAAGTCCATTTTAAAGAACACGTCTGCCAATCCTTGAACGCCGATTCCAATAGGTCGATGTTTAAAATTAGACCGTTTTGTTTTTGGTGTAGGATAATAATTAATATCAATAACATTGTTTAAATTAGCAACTACAATTTGCACAACCTGATACAACTTTTCATAATCAAACGTCTTAGCTTCGCTAATATACATAGGTAACCCTAAAGAAGCCAAATTGCATACTGCAGTTTCTTTTGAGTCGCTATATTCAATAATTTCGGTACATAAATTCGAACTCTTAATTGTGCCTAAATTTTTCTGATTAGATTTAGCATTTGCTGCGTCTTTGTATAATATATAGGGCGTTCCTGTTTCCATTTGCGAATCTAAAATTTTAATCCATAAATCGCGCGCATTAATTTGCTTGTTAAACTTGCCCTCATTTTCATATTTTGAATATAATTCTCTATAGGCTTCGCTATGGCAATCACTTAGTCCGGGGCATTTATCGGGACAAAATAAACTCCATACTTTATTGCCCATAACTCGCTCCATAAAAAGGTCGCTAATCCATAGCGCATAAAATAAGTCTCGGCATTTGCTTTCTTCGTCTCCGTGATTTTTCTTTAAGTCTAAGAAATCCTCAATATCCGGATGATGTGGCTCAATATAAATAGCAAAACTTCCGTTTCTTTTTCCGCCCTGGTCAACATAGCGCGCTGTTTTATTAAACACACCTAACATAGGTATTAGACCATTTGATGTTCCATTTGTTCCTCTAATATATGCGCCAGACGACCTAATATTATGAACGTGTAGTCCAATACCGCCCGACCATTTAGAGATTTGCGCACATTCTTTAAGAGTGTTAAAAATGCCCTCAATAGAGTCGTCTTCCATAGATAGCAAATAACACGAGCTTAATTGTGGTCGAGGTGTTCCTGCATTAAATAAAGTAGGAGTGGCATGAATAAAATACTTTTGCGACATATAGTCATATGTTTCTTTCACTTTATCCATATTTGACCCGTGAATAGTAAGTGCAACACGCATAAGCATATGCTGAGGGCGTTCAACAATAATTTTATTGCAACGCATTAAATACGCACGCTCTAATGTTTTAAAACCGAAAAAGTCAAAAGCATAGTCGCGCTCATAATCTATGAACGAATTAATAATTGCTTTATTGGCTTCTACAATATTCATAATATCAGTATGAATTAATCTAAAGCTATTATTATTACAATCTCTGTAATCATACAACTTTTTAATAGTTTCATAATAGCAAGCGCTCGTGTTTTTATGTAAGTTTGAAACAACAATAGCACTTGCTAATTTGGTATAGTCTGGATGCACTGAAGACATAGAGGCGCATTGTTCGGCAGTTAATTCGTCGATTTTAGTGGTTTGAATATTATCATATAACTGGTCAATTACTTTAATGGCTAATTGAGCAAAAATAATATGCTGTAAATTAAAATGCTTACCTAATGATTTGATGCGTTTCAAAATTTTATCAAATGAAATCACTTCTTTTTTTCCATTACGCTTGATAACGTGCATTTCTAAATCATTTGACTTAGTATTTCTCATTGCACAGGCAATATTAGATTTAGTTATATATTTATTATTAATTTAATTTTAAATGCTAATAATAAATATTTTATAAAATAAAAAAATAAAAAAATAAAACTAATAACTAATAACTAATAAAACTTAGCATTTAATTAAACATCCAGATTTATAAAAATCGCCTTTTTCTTTATAGTCTTCGTTATTAGCTTTTCGCTTATTACTTATTCTATTTACATATGAGCCATCATTTTTTTCGCTTACTAGAGCATTCCAAAATGTTTCAATATAGGGCTGAATATGCTTAAACCATAACTTATTTCTTAATACTAAAACGCAACTAATAGTTTCTAATTTCCAATATATATTTCTAACATAATTATAATTTATATTTTTAGCAAGCATAAGTTGTGTCCACTCACTATAGGCTTCGCTTTCTATATTATGTAAATCAAACGGAGCATATTCATAATGCACATCTTCATTGTTTATTGAAAATTGCATAATAAATCCGCAATGCTTATTTGAGGATACATTAGCTATATAATCTTCCTTATATTCTTCAAGATCACTATATTCAAGAAATTTCGTTTCTAAAAAGTCGCATTCATTTAAATCACAAACCTCCATTTGCATTTGCATTTGTATCCAATATTCCATTTTAGGTGTTCCATTAATCTCTCGTGACACAACATTTTTAATTTCCAACATTCTACCATAAATAGCACTATTTTCATCACAAACAATTCCATCAGGTGAGGCAGCAATATAACTATATTGAGAATGCGGAATACATCCAAATTCTGACACTGTTGTGTTGTTTATGTGTTCGTAATATAATACTGATACACGCTCGTATTTTTGCCCCCAATGCATAGGCGAATTGAGATTATTATTTTTATACTTACTGGCATCGCTGGGCTGACATTTCTCAATTATTAATTGGGATTGAGCACTTTCGGTAGTAAATATTTTATATATATTAGAAGCTGTTAATGTTGAATTTCTGAAAACATACCATTCTGGAGTTCTTTGCTCTGGTTGAGGAATATTTTGTAACTTGAAAATAGTAGCTTTAATTTTTTTATGATTAACACTTACATTTCTAATATACGACTTTTTATATGACCTCTTAGGAATATAAAATTTGAAAACCATATTCTTACATAATTCAATAGTTAAATGTAATAATAATGGCGAAGCGTCTTTATGTATATTAAATATATTAGCTAATAAGTCGGTTTCTATAAGATGAGGATAAAATACTTCATTTGTATCTTCATATATTTCATCATATAAATCATAATACATAGTTTGTAATAGATTTGTGTTAACATATTCCAACATAAATTCAATAATATTTAATATTAGTTCTTGATAACATTCCATAATGTGGCTATTGCTTAAACATAATAAATCGTGGATTTTATATTTATTAAGCAAGTAACATATATAGGCGTTATAATATTTATTCATAATATATTATAGACTACTATAATATACTATAATATAGTTTATATATTGTTTATAATAAACAATTAAGCTAGTCAATTTTAAAATATAAGAAAAGTATATAAAGCTATAAGTTTGTATATAAGTTTAGTCATAAATTTTGATGGTTTTAGCTTTCGATTTGGTTTCTAACGGTAAGCATTTTACAGTAGAAACATGCTTATCATCTTTTTTGAGAATAAAAACTCTTTCAATACTATCAAAATGTAAATTAGGTATTTCGCTAATTAGTCCGGTTTCTTTATCATAAATAACGTCTTTAACTTTACTTAAGGCTTTTCTTTCTAAGCATTTTAATAAATATTTGTGGCATTTGCTGGTTTCGTCATCGCTTAATTTATACTTTTTCTGTAAATTATCTATATGTGTGATTAATTTTTTGATTTTTTGGGTTTTATCTAATTTGCTCCAATTTTCTTTCTTATTTGCACACGATTCGTTTTCTAAAAAATTTGATAATATATTATTATTGGTATTATTTATTTCTGGAACTATTTCTTGACCATTAAGGAGCATTGTTTTATATGCAATATTTTTTAACTCTTTACAATAGTCGTCTTTATTTTTGGTTTCTTTAGTTTCTTTACTTTCTTTACTATTATTTGCTTTAGTTTGCATTATATCAGAAATAGACGTTTCATCATTTGTGCTGGAATTAGTAACTTCAATAACATTTTTTTTACGCATAGGCGGCATCTCTAGCTTGTCTTAGTTATATATATAATTTTAATTTTATATATAAATCATATATTAATATAATATAAAACAATATTAATATAATATAAGTTTAATAAGCAATGAGTAAAGTAATTCATTTTAGAACGCAAACCTTGAATAGCTCGCAAACCTTGAATAGCTCGCATAAAAATGCGTGCGCTAATATAAGCGAGTGCAGTGTTGAGGACGCTACAAAAAAAATAAATAATGAAAAAATGAAAAATGAGAAAAAATCATATATAGATTTATTAGGCAAAGTGAATAGCAATGTAGAAGTTCCAAATGCTATTATTACTATTTATGATAATTATGATAGTCAATTAATATTAATACAAAAACTATATAAAGGCGACTCATTTTATGAGGAAAAATACTTTAATCAAGCATTAAAAAATAAATTGGACTGCTATAAACAGCAAGATATAAAAAAAAAATATGATGACTATAATAATTTTATAACCCTAGAAAATATTATAGAAAAATTGGTGACTAGCTCTATGTTGTGCTTTTATTGTAACGTTAAAACACTAATATTATTTAAAAATTCGAGAGAATCTTGTCAATGGACTCTCGATAGAATAAATAATTATGATGAACATAGTAATAGCAACACAATAATATGCTGTTTAAAATGTAATTTGCAAAGACGGCGAAAAAATAGCGCAAAATTTAAGTTTTCAAAGCAATTAGAACATAATTTAATAACATTAAAAAAATTAGAGTAAGCAAAATTTTGTGGACTAACTAATTTTGAAAACAAATAAAATTGACTTATAAATCAAAATAATAGCATTAGCACTTTAAAGATTATTATGACTACTAGAGCAATGATTAAAAAACAATCAGAAGTTAATAAGATTTTTGAAGTATTAAAGACTTGCGCTATTTCAAGTAATGATTATGTTTCTTCTAAAGAGCCATTTTTCAAGAATGATAGCACTGGACAACCATTTCAGCAATTTAATATGTTATTTAACAACGCAGTAATTCCGGAAGGTTTAAATAGAAATATTAAAGTTATATATCAAATTTTGGGACATCAAAAAAAGGAAATTTATTATGGACAATGGACCATAATGAGTCTTGATGAAGCATTGCAACGTTATAAAGAATTATGTAATCAAGGGCAAACAAATGTGTTTGATATTGGGTATAAATATGGCGGTATGGGATATATTGATGTACTAAGTTGTGATTTGACAAGCCATTTGCTGTTTTATAGAGTTGACGGTGGGTCTAGTGATTATGATAGATTATATAATTTAAACCAACTAATTAATGAAGGATCGCAACCTTATGATAAATTTTATTTTAGTAATTGGTTTTATAATGTTTAGTAACGATCTTATGAGTGTATCTTCTTGGCTTTCGTGATTGTAGCTTGTGCGTTTTTTTTATATTATTGAAACCTAAACTATTAGTACGATTACGAAAACCTCCGTATAGTATTGGTGGAGGTGGAATAAATAGTTGAATATAGTATAATAAACGGTTAAATAAAGGTCCGGCAGTTTCTGCAGTGAAAGGTACAATAACAAAAATTTTGTCACCCGCACCTCTGTAAGGTTTGTCGATTGTATCGGAAGGATATTCAGTACAACATGTTCTAGGCGCAATACCACGATAGCTGTAGATATACCTTTCGCGTTCAGAACGTGTAAGAACTATTTCACGCAGTAAGTCATCAGAATCATTAAAGTCTCCTCCAATAACTGTTGCTAATCCGTTATAAGTACCACCTAAATCACTTATAGCTGTTCGCATATATTGGCTAATTACTGGTCTGAGATGCGTGTCTATAACTTCTGCATCATTAGGGCAATGTAAGTTAAGTAAGTTTGCGCGTGTAGTTGTTCTAACAAAAGAAAAGTTTCTGCCACTATGAAAACCGTCGCCGCTGTAATAGTTAACATGTAATCCTATATCATTCCCGTAAAAATCCGCAAATGCTCCTAATCCTGATTCTGGTGTATTCTTCCATATTGTTAATACTGTTGGGTATACTACTTTTCTAAACATTTGCTTACGTACAGAAAAAGATACAAAACAATATGATCCAAAGGTACCGGTCCTATAATATGAACCTAACAAACTAACTGAACCAGGCGATCCGGGCGAACCAGGCGAACTAGGCGAACCAAGTGGACCAGGTGGATAACAATTAGTAGTTACTGGAGGACCAATTGTAATTGGTCCTCCATTTAGAAGTTCCAATAATGCTTGGAAGCCTCCTAAAAATTGTCCAGTTGCTGGATCAAAACTGTTTGGACCTCCATCACGCGGCGTAATATTATCTCTATCATTCATTTCTTGAAAAAACATTATATCTGGTGCTTTTGTGTCAAAAAAATGTTTTACTAATTTGGCTGCGTTTTTCCAATATTCTCTTTTATCGGTGCCTTTTATTTGTTCAAGAAAGAATTTTTCACTTCCATATGGGTTTATAGGACCTAAATCACTTACAAAACTCATATTATAACAAAATACCTTTAAGCGTATTCCTTGTAGGTCAAATATCATAAAAATAGGCTTATGGTCAGATGTTACTGAATAAACAGGAGGCGCTCCTGGTTTTGATACAATTCTTTTTGTATATGACGATGAATATTCTGAATCACCTGGGTCACTTGGAGGACCACTTGGACTAGTTTGACTTGTTGGACCAATTGGACCACCAAGAGGACCGGTAGTATCTATATCATCTGAATCACCTGAATAAAATGAATCAGGACTTAGTTCTTGAACTTGTGGTAATAGTCCTGGAAATTGTGGCGGAGGCACTGGCATTGATTGATCTAGAGACGATCCATCTGGAAACGATGGATCTTGAAATGCTGGGTCGTCTCTTTTTCTCTTATTCATAGCAATTCTACTAGCAAGTATAGCAGAAATTCTATCTATGGAATGATTTCTCTTACTGGTCCTAGGAGTTTTTTTTCTAGCAATATTAGATCTGAATCTTGCAGAATTAGACATGTGCCTAATTCTTGCAGAATTAGGCATGTGTCTAGATATAATAAACTTACTTCGTTCATTTAAATCGGTAAGACTTCTACCGATTCTCTTAGCCATCTTATCGGACATATTGCGTGTTGCTAATTTATGCATTCTATAAGTAGACATTCTGGTTCTACCTCTTCCTATTCTCTTACTAGACATTCCTCTTCTCCCACTTGCCATTCTATCTATTGATTTCATTGCAAGTATAGGGAACATCGAATCACTTATTATAATATAATATATTATATAATGTAAAAATATTATATATTATACTATATAAATGGCTAAAACTAGAATAGTGAAAAAATCTAGAAGAGTTTCAAGAAATAAAATGACTTCAAAAAAAAGAGCTCGCGGTAAAGCAGACGAATTACCTTTTTTAATTAAAACTATGTTAAATAATGTTAGTTTAAGAAATAATGGCACACAATTTTATGAAAAAGGTATTGTAGAAAAAATAGCTGCACATTTGCCCAAAAGAGAGGTAAAAGGTGCAATACATAGAGCAGATAAAGCCGAATATGAGCGTCGAGTATTTGCTGCTATTCCTTTAAATGAAAAAATATTGAAAGAGCAAGAAGCAGAAATAAAACGTTTAGAAATGTCAGGTATAGATGGCCCCGCTCAACGAACACGTAGTAAAGCAAAACCTGCTACAAATCCTGTGCTAGAAGAATTAAGATTAGAAGCATATCACACTGGATGGGTGCTTATGCAGTTACAATATATAGCGCAACGAATTAGAGAAGGCAGAAATACTGTTCCTGATGGTTACAGGGACTATGGTGAATTTCTTAGAGGAAACCCCGCGTGGGATATGGAGAGAATGGGATATGTTACACGATTTAGACCACCTGGTTACGAAATTATGATGAAACAACGGGAGAAGTCTAAAGCTAAAGCCTAAATTAAAAATATTATTTTGTTTTTAAATACGTTTTTTATATAATATTTAGATATACTATATAATGGTTAAAACTCGAAGAGTGAAAAAAACTCGAAGAGTTTCAAGAAAAAAATTGAATTCAAAAAAGCGAGGTCGCGGTAAGGTACACGAATTACCTTTTCTAGTTAAAACTATGTTGAATAACGTAAATGTAAAAGCTAATAATGCCGAGTTTTATGAAAAGGGTATTGTAGAAAAAATAATGACAATGGTTCCTAAAAGGGATGTTGTTAAGGCAATGGCAACTAAAGCACTAGCAGATAAAGTAGCAGCAGATAAAGTAATTGCAGATAAAGTGAATGCAGATAAAGCCGAATATGAGCGCCGTATTCTTGCTGCTCTTCCATTAAATGAAAAAATATTAAAAACGCAAGAAGCAGAAATAAAACGTTTAGAAATGTCAGGTCTAGATGGACCTGCACAGCGAACGCGTAGTAAAGCAAAACATGCTACAAATCCTGTACTAGAAGAATTAAGATTAGAAGCTTATCATACTAGAATGGTGATTATGCAACTACAATATTTAGCACAAAAAATTAGAGAAGGCAAAACTAGTGTGCCTAGCTACTATAAAGATTATGCAGAATTTCTTAAAGGCAGCCCCGGTTGGGATATGGAGCGAATGGCATATGTAAAAAGGCAGAGACCACCTGGTTACGAAAATTATGATAAACTTAAAGCTAAAGAAAAAGCTGAAGCTGAAGCTGAAGCTAAAGCTAAAGCCGAAGCTAAAGAAAAAGCTGAAGCTGAAGCTAAAGAAAAAGCTCAAGCTGATGCTAAAGCTAAAGCTGAAGCTAAAGAAAAAGCTCAAGCTGATGCTGAAGCTAAAGAAAAAGCTAAAGCTAAAACTAAAGCTGAAACTAAAGCTGAAACTAAAGCTGAAACTAAAGTAGAGACAACAGAAGATATTGTAAAACTAAAAAAATTAGCACTGGAGCTATATAAAAAAAGTTCTGCAATGAAAGCGCGCGCAAAGGAAGATATAATTGAAATGGGACGTGATGTAGATAAAGAAAGAATTGACATTATGCTTGAAAATAATTTTTACGGGTTAACTGATAAACAGCTTGAAATATGGATAGCTAAAGCTAGAACTAAAGCTAAAAAAAGCTAAAACATAATAATTACTATTTATATACTTTTTTTATAGTATATTTAGCGATTTATAAGCATAGCGATTTATATAATATTTAGTAATATTATATAAATGACAAAGTCGCGAAACGCAAGGCATAACAAAAGACGCGGTGGACTAAAAAACGCAACATTAAAAGCACAAAAAAAGGAAGAAGCTCTAATTCTAAAAGAAATAAAGGCAGCAAAAGTAGCACAAAAAAAGGAAGAAGCTCAAATTTTAAAAGATGTAAAGGCACAAAAAAAAGAAGAAAAAGCAAGAATTAAGGAAGAAAAAGCCCGCCTTAAGGCTTTAAAAAAGACAAAAAAAGCGCAAAAAGCGCAACCTAAAGTAGAGACATCTGCTGATATTGCAAAAGTTGAAAAATTAGCACTGGAGCTATATAAAAAAAGTTCAGCAATGAAAGCACAAGCAAAGGCAGATTTAATTCAAATGGCACGTAATACTGATAAAGAAAGTATAGACATAATGCTTGAAGATAATTTTTATTGGTTAATTAGGAAAGAGAAAGATCAAGTATGGCTAGACAAAGCTCGAGCTAAGTTAAATAAATAAAGAGCTAAAGATTATAATGAATTCAAATAGTCATTCACTTTTTTTAATAGAGCATCAGATATATGCTTTGACAATTCTATAATATCTTTTTTATAAATAAATTGGGCTAGGTCATTAAATTTAATGTTATATATGTAATTATTATTGTTTATTCCTTTATATTGACCAATATTTAGCGCAATTTGAATTATTTTTTTTATTGTTGGTTTTTCATTTAATGGTATTCTTACTTGTTGTATAATAAAATGATTTTTTTCATCTATTAATTTAGTTTCATAACCATTTATATTATATTCTGGTAAAAGCATTATTTTTCTTGTTTTTGTTTTTGATATTTTTCTCCATTTTTTTGCATTATAACTGTCAAGAGGTTCTAATATTTTTTTAATCGGTTGCCAAAAGCCTTGTCCATCAAAATTATGTGGATTTTTTTTTCTTAATTTATGAGATTTTTCTAATACATTAGCAAATAGTATTTCTAAATTATAGCTGTGTTTACTTTTTTTAGTTTTATTAGACATATATATATGTAATCTTTATTTTTCTAAAAATAGGCTATAATTTTTCTCTAAATAGCATTTTATATTATATTTAATGTCATCGCTTAAATCATAATAGTTTTCATTAAATTTAAAACAAACAACTACTTTCTCTCTATTAACATCATATATTAGTTTACACGCATTAAACTTAACTACTTTAGCAATTAAGCCCTTTATATAATTTTCGTTAGTGTTAGTGTTATCCATAATAGACTAATTAAGTAAAAAGTATTTATATAATCTTTTAACATCATATAAATACTAAATTATAAGCTTAGTGCCACTAACGCCATTGTATTCTTATCGCCATGGCGGGCGTTTTTTTCTATTACTTTTTTTCGAGGAAAACGTAGTTGATATATTTGACGCAATTTTCTGCACCATATTATTTGTAATAGCTCTAATTGGTTCTTGATATTTTAATAACTTGGTTTTTGGTGACTTAGATTTTATTAACTTTGTTCTAGGTGACTTACTTTTTGTTGAGCTACTTGTTTTCTTATGGCATTTATTGTCTCTGCATTTTCTTGTTCCTACTTTACATCTTTTTATTAAATTTTTTCTTGTCCATAATGATTTTTTATAACATTTTTTATTTGCAGAACACCGATGTCTTGTTTTTTTGCATTTATTTTTCATTGTTATATATAATTACATTAGAAAATATTTAAATCTAATATAAGAATTAATCTATATTTCTAAATATTATATAATTTATTATTATATAATTTAATAATTATTATATAATTTAATAATTATTATATAATTTATTATTATTATATATTTTAATATAAATATTAAATGCTCAATACACTAAAATAGTTATGTCATTACATATAGATACGCAGAGCGATGTTTTATTAACTAAATTATTGAAATTTTATAGTGAAAATACGAATTTTGATAAAATGATAAATATTATAAATGGGTCATCTAGTATATCACTAAGAATAGTGGATTGGTTTGTTACAAATTACTCAAAAAAGAATTATATTGTATATATGATAAACAAAGACAATAAAATGGAAAAGGTAAATGTATATAATGATTATAAGCTTAAATTAAAAGCATATAGCAAAAAGAAATTTGATCCATTTTGCAGGTGGGACAGAATTAATGTTCCATATAAAGAGGACAAGTTCATTCAAACAACATTAGGACAACTAAATTTTTTCAAATGGACTATAGAAAATCAAATACTAGAATATATTGAACAAAATTATAAAATTATTGAAACCGATATGAATTTAAGAAATTGCTGTTCTAAAGTGAAAAATTCTTCCATTAATTCTACAACTTCTACCTCGTCGTGTGAAAGTAGCGACTCATATTCATCAACTTCGTCATATAATAATAAAACACGAAAAAAACGCGAAGAATTATCATCTAACGCATCAAGGTCAATAAATAAAGAATTTATAGTTACAACTGTTGAGTTTAAATAAATAAATAATATAAAAATTCGTTACAATATAATAACTAAATTACAGTGTTATATATTAAATGGGTAATATTAGTAGTATAAATAAAGTAAATTATGCCTATGTGCAAAAATGTATTAGTAATGCTAATGAAAAAATATTGCTAATTAATACACTCGATTATGATAAGCAAGAATGTTTGATTAAAAACACTATTACTGCGTCTAACGAGGAAGAAATAATTAATAAATATTTAAAAGGCAATAAATCAATTAAGATTTTAATATATGGAGAGAATTGTAGTGATAATAAAGTAATTAGCAAATATAATCAATTATATAAATTAGGATTTATAAATTTATATGTTTATTTAGGAGGAATTTTTGAATGGTTGCTATTACAAGATATTTATGGAGATGATGAATTTCCGACAACTTCTAAAATAATTGATTTATTAAAATATGGAGGGCACACTAAAATAATAAAGTGACTTATTTAGCAATTAATTAAATATATAAAATTTTAAAATATAATATATTTAATATATATAAAAATGGGTGTGTTTGATATGTTAAAAGGAGGTTCGGGTGGTCCAGAAGGCTATACACCAGCAACAGGACTAGGTTCTGATATAACTGCTGGTGGCAGAAGACGTCGCAAATCTTTAAGACGTAAAGGGGCGCGTAAAGGAACACATAAAAGAGCGCGTAAACATTATGGTGGTTATTCACAGCAAAAACATCAACAAGGAGGAGACAGACTCGCAGAGCTGGAGGAAAAGGAAGCTGCCAGGACACTCACTGATGAGGAGGAAATCACCGAACTCAAACAACTAAGGAGGCGCAAAGTGCTGGAGGAAAAGGAAGCTGCCGGGACACTCACTGATGAGGGGGAAATCACCGAACTCAAACAACTAAGGAATCCAACAGGTGGAGGCGGTAGCCGCAGAAGAAAAAGTCGCCACAGCAAAAAAAGCCATAGCAAGAAAACCCGTGGCAAAAAAACAAGTGCGTGGATCAAGCACGTATTACAATTTGCTAAAGATAACAAAATGAAATATTTCCAAGCTTTAAAAGATAAAAGATGCCGTGCAACATACAAGTCTAGCAAGTAATAAATTAGTCCGTTTTTCTTGAATAATGTTAATTATTTATATTAATTATTAACATTATTATTAACATATTTAGCGAAGTAATTTATATTTTTTCTGTGTCCTCACATTTTTATATTTAATATGCATACATTTAGTATATAATATATATTCTTGCAATAATGAATTCTTTATAGCCCGCACCTTATCTTTAAGCTCTTTCATTTTATCTTTTGCGTCAGCTTTATTTTGCTTATAGCCGTTTATTTTGTCTTCAAAAGACTTTATATTTTTCAAAATGGCATCTAATTCGTCTGTTATGTGTTGGGGGATTTCTTTATTCTTAAATGGGAGCTTTTTAGATTTATAGTCAGCTTTTTCTTCTTTAATTTTTGCTCTTAGTGATACTATAAGCTCTTCTATGTCTTTTTCAATAGAATTTAAATTAGCATTTAAATAGACCGCATCTCTCAAATCTTCGTTTTCAACGTGGCTCATTAATATAGGAACATTTATCATAATAGGTTGCGCAAATTGTGTAGGGTCTTTCTCTCTATTTAAATAGCTAATATACCCAGAAAGTTTATTTGCTAAGACTTTTAGCCCGGTTTCACTTAGTATATTTTGTGATGTCATATATTGCTTTTTGAACTCTTCTTTATTTGTAGTAATTTTTTCGCTTTCGTTAGTCATAAATAGGTTTGTTAATGCAAACAATTCGAGCGGACTATTTGTAAAAGGAGTAGCGGTCATAATCATTAGCTTACACGACTCGGCCCCAGAAACTTTATAACTATTACTTATTAAATTTTCCATAATTTCCATATTTGGTCGTTCGCTAGCTTTTAAATCACCGCCATATAATTTATGTGCTTCATCAATAATAATGAGCGTTTTATGTAATAAATCGCGCGACCCATTTCGTTCAAGCAATATGTCGTAAATAGCATTTTTTCCGGCTAATAAATTACTAAATTGCTTATATGACATAGGTTCTAGCCAACTTTTAGACAAATGTCTTTTTCGGTCGCTCAAGTTTTCGGGAAGTAGTAGACCCTTATTTATTTCATCAACTAATATTACGTGACATATTTGGTCAAATATATTTTTCCATACATCTCCTTTTAATGTTGTTCGTGTAACCCATAATATAGAATAGCCCTCTTTCTCAAAACTGGACGAGGCTGTTGCAACACCTGTGCATGTTTTACCCGTTCCAACAGAATGCCAAAGGAGAATTCCTTTATACGGTGAAGCAGGAGTAAAATAGTCCGCTATAAATGTTTGAGTGGGATTTAGTGTAATAGAGTTGGCAGAACTTGCATTTGCTTTAGGGGCATCAACGCACTTATTTACAACATCAATAGGTTCCCATACAAACTCTTTAGAATTATAATTTGTTATAATATAATCTCTCATTTTTATAAAACTCATTTTAGTAAATTTATAATTTCTGTGCTTTTTAGAAGAAACAGATCTAGTTCTAGTTCTAGATTTAGATTTAGTTTTAGCTCTAGGAATAATCTTGCGTGAGCTAGTTTTATATAAAATCATTGGATACTTAATATTTGTAGCATCGTCTTCAGTGCTAATTACTAGTTCTAAAGCTTGTAAGTCTTTTTTAATGTCTAATAAATTGCTGTGCTTTTCAATAATATGGGGTATTCTAATATAACGCTGAGACCATTCTAAATTGACATGCTTACAAAATTTATTGTCTAAATCTTTCATATAATTACATAAAAATTGGCGGACATTTGCTTTTGCATTTATTAATAATTGTTTAGGGTGATTGTGCTTTCTATATACGTATTTCATAAAATCAATACTAACAGGAATGTCATTTGTGCTCTTTTTACCGCATTTACCCATACATTTTATATTATCTATTTTGAAAAATTTAGAATTGTCACTTTGTTTCTTAAAGTTAGCCTCGCCTGCTCCTCCTATTGTCGCATCATCCACTTCAATCGCTTGTTCCGCTTCATCCACATCATCTGCTCCCCCTTCTCTCGTTCTAGCGCGCGCTCCTCCCGCTAGCACTCCTCCCGCTAGCGCTCCGCCCATTAAATAAAAGTCTTTTTCCATAAACTCTCTATTTAAGTCATTTGCCTTATGTATATTTTTGGTTAAATAATAGTCAACAGCCAATAATGGAGCCAATTCGTATAATTGTTTTGATAATTGTATCATTGCACTGTCAAACTCACTATAATTCATAGTGGAGTCATTATATTTTTCTACATTTTTAAATAATAGCACGTCTTCGTCTTTATTATAACTTTCAAAGTTATTTTCCATTAATGACCTATTAACATACATTGAGTCGCTTGTTATTTCAGGAATAGTTAAATAATAATTATAAACATAGAGAGGCCAACCAATATTTTTTTGAAATTCTAATCCTTTTTGCCCACACGTTCGCGTTGCGCGGCCAACTGTTTGTTTAAGGTCTGCAATTGTTATAGACGGTTCAAAAATATGAACATATTTTACGTCAAATAAATCGATTCCTTCTTTAAATCCGCTGTCAAGAACAATTAGCCGAACGTTTTTCCCGTGTATATTTGCAGGGCGCTCATTATACATTTTCAATGTTTCTTTTTTGATTTTTTCATTAAACGTTGTTCCATAAACGCTATTAGAGCTTAATAATGCAAAATTTTGATAATTGGACTTTTCAATATCTAAATACAGCTTTGCGTTTATTTGATTTGACACCTTTTTTGATTTAAGTATGTTATTATAACCATTAGCTTGAAGTGCTGATGCAATTATTTTAGCTCCGTAGCCTCCTTCTTTAACATCAGAAAATATAAAATGCTTGAATTTTTGATTGTGATATTTGACATCTTGGGCGTCTAGCTCTCTAATATTATTTAATAATTGAACCATTTTTGGCGAAGCTTCGACCAATTCTTCATTTAGTTTTTTAGGCTCATAAAGTGTTTTGTCAAACTTATGATAATTTAAGATTTTACTAAAATTAGCCGTTTTGCGCATACAAGTGAATATTTTTGCTCGCTTTTTCCTAGTGTTTTTTGTAGTGCTAGTCTTTTTATCATTCTTTGCTTTATCACTCTTCGCTTTATCGCTCTTCGCCTTTTTTGCAGTGCAAGTAACATTATTTTTATAACATTCCAATACTTTAATAAATTCGTTGCGGTCCATATTTCCGCCCTTATCTGGATGATTTATTTTTAACCAGTCTCTTATTAATGATTTATCATTTAAACCATATTTACACATAATTTTTTCACATGACATAATATTATTAGTATATTATATTATAACAATATTATAAAATAATATACTAAAATAATATACTAAAATAATACAACTTAAGATTGCTAAAAAAGGCTTTATTATTATATTATATTATATTCGCAAAAAAGTTCGCCCTATTTTGCTCGTAGCAAACATCCCACAACCACACGCTATTTGTAGATAAAGTATGTTGGTTTTCTTAGTGCAGCAAACTAAATAACCAGACAAAATTATGAAAGCAAAGAAAAACATCCAAAATAGACGCGTATAAAAATCCATATTATATATTTGCCAAGAATAAAAATATTTGTAAAAAAAACGATTTAAAAACAAAAACACAATTTTAATATACGCTAAATTAATTCATCAATAGAATCAAACACAAATTTATATTCTTCTTCAATCTTAGCATAATGATCCAAATTAGTTACTATGTGCCAAACTAGTTTATATTTGCGTTCTAATAATTGCGCACACTTTTTTTGATATTCTAAATTATAGATTTCATCTTTTGATCCACTATAAAAAAATAGCGGTGTTGCTCTATTTTTTCTCAATTTAATATATTTATACATATAAAGCGATTTAATGCAAAATAGCCCGCCTAATGGACTAGGTAATTTATTTAATATATTGAATAATAATGTTCCACCTTGAGAGACGCCTATTATAAATATGTTTTTATAAGTCTTTAAAATTGCTGCTTCATTATTGATAATGGCAACTAAGCGACGCGTTTGCTCATTAAAATCGCGACGACTTATTTTGTCTACCTTATTTAAATTGTTATAACAAGTATAATAATTATACCACGAGGCAATGTTATATTGCTTATTGTCTGGATAATCAATAGTCATTAACGGTGATTGTGGTAATATAAATTTGCAATGCTTAATTATATTATTATAATTTTTAGTGCAATAGCCTATATAATCATTAAAATAAGACGCATCGCTATACATAGGATGTAACATTAATAGACTATATTTATGTGCTCCTTTATGACTAATTATTTTACAATTTTCATACATACTATAAAAACATATTATTTTTATGCATTAATGCTAATTATTATACATAATTACGCAACCAATCTTCGGCTAAGAATTTGGCATCATCACTATAATAAAATTTAATTAGGTTACGTAATCTCTCAGTTGGTTCGCCATTTAAACGTTCATCTGATAAATCTGTATCTCGTGTAGTAATTTTTTCCCAACTGTCTCTAAATTTTTGTAAATTCTTTATTAACTCTGTGCGTGTCATTGAACTTATTGGTTTTGGTGGTGGTTCATACATTCCTCGATAATTAGTAATTGGTTTTTTAATTCTATCTTGTATAAGTTTTGTTGCTTTAATTTTTTGACCTTTATCTAATAAATTATAAATTAATTCTAAATCAGCGCTTTCAATTGTTGCCCGCCGCAATCTAAATAACTTTTGAGCCATCGCTTCTTTTGAACCATTAAATGACGCGCTATATTTTTTTAGTAGTTGTCTTAATTTATCTACTGAAATGTCGTTTTTTTTGCTTTTTTTTATTGTATATTTTTTTGTTTTATTGTTTCCTTTAATTATTTTGTATATTGAATATTTTTTTGTTTTATTGTTTCCTTTAATTATTTTGTATATTATGTTTTTCTTTGTTTTCTGTAATTTGTTTTCATTTACTTTAGACCACCGCTTACTAGTTTTTGTTTGTATTACTATCCAATTATTGCCGTCATTACCGCGCTTTTTTGTTCCAACAGGAAATATAGTTGCGCTCTCAGATGGTCCTTGCCTTGTCATTATTATTCTTATTATTATTATTATATAATAATCATAAAAAAAAGTATTGAACAAAACACTTTATTTTTATATTTACTTTTTTTATATTTACTTTTTTTATAACGTAAATATAAAATCATACATTTTTCTTGTTAGTTCATCATAATAACTATTTTCAATAAATAGGCTTGTATTTGTTTCTTCATTTCCATTAATGACTAATACCAACCCTTGTTCAATAGCAATAGGATTGTTTAACCACACATCATGATAATGATGACAATCTTTTAAATATTCAAGTGGAATGGTTTCTCCCAGACGACCTCGTTGTTGTACACGCAAATCGCAAATCTCAGGACTTGTTCTAATATAAACTATTTTTAAGTCTTGAAAAATAGTTTGAAACTCATCAAACAAATTTAAATAAATTAAATATTCAATGAGACTCATTTTTTTAGCATTATATAGACTTTTTGCAAATACAAATTTGTCTGTATAAATGGAGCGCTCACTAATAATAACATCATAATTTTCTTTTAGTGCTTCCTTCAATAAAGACAAACGACTAGTATATGCCATTACTTGAAACGCAAAACTATAACGCTCATTATTTTCATAAAAGTGAGTAATAATACTTTTTCCATTAGCATCTCCAATTGATTCCCAAGTTGAAACCGGTTCTTCTAGAAAACAGATTTTGCAATTATTGCCTTTTGAAGCGCAAAAATTAGCAAAGTTTTTTTCTAAATAACGCAATACGCTTGATTTTCCGGACCCAATATTTCCATCAATCGATACAATAAGAGGCGGCATTATTTATTAACTTAACAACTTAATAAGTTAATAAATAATCTAACTTTATTATTAATCAATTTTAATCAAATTTAATCAAATTCAATTTTTAAGTTTTTTTTTTCGTGTACTATTTAATTTTGATTTTTTCCCACCTCCTTGTCTAGCACCTTTTCTAGATAGAGGTCTTGAAGCAGTTACAGGTCTTGAACTTAATGCCTTTTTATTTGTTTCATCTTCTATGTTTATTTTCTCCTCTTGTAATGTTTTTCTGATATCTTCTAATATTTTATTGATATTTTCTTTATGGGATTCACTTAAATTTGAAACTAATTCTAAAATAGTAAAAGTTAGACTATTTGTAATTTCAATTTGTTCTACATCGCTGCTAAAAAGCTTATCAATAGCTGTAATAGCTTCGTTCATTATAGTAATAAGTTCTACTATAGTACTAGCATTTAATGGAAATACAAATTTAGAATGTAATTCGTCTATAAATTTATTAAACGACGGTAGGTTATAATTTAATGGATTCTTAGAATAAATATTTATTACATTTTCTATAATCCTAATAAGTAGTATACATGTTAATGTATCTCTCATCCTTTCTTCACGAGTTAATTTTGAGCTATTATTACTAGAATAGTAAGATTTTAGAATGTTTAAAATATCAGTTGGACTTGCATCTTTTAATAGACTACTTTTAAAGTCACCATCTTTAAATGTAATATTTATTTGAAATTCATCTTCTGAGATTTTAAATATATGTGTATGTTTAACTGCTTCTGTACTTCTAAATGGTTTTGCTTTTTTTGCTTCTAAGTCGATTATGTTTTTGATATCGGTCTCTTTTATACGAGTGTAACTGGGTTGGTTCATGAAATCTCCAATTATATTTGCCCGTTCTTTATCTGCTAATAATTTAGCTTTTTCTGCTGCTGCTTTTTCTGCTGCTGCTGCTTTTTCTGCTGCTGCTTTTTCTGCTGCTGCTTTAGTTGCTGCTGCTTTTTCTACTGCTACTTTTTCTGCAGTTACTTTATCTGCTGCTGCTTGTTCTGCTGCTACTTTAGCTGCTGCTGCTTTAGCTGCTGCAGCGTTTTCTGCTGCTACTTTAGCTGCTGCTTGTTCTGCTTCTTTTTTTGCTTGTGCCACCTCTCTAGCTGCTTCTTTCTGTTCTCGTAAAAGTTTTACCCTATTTTCTTTTATTCTTTCTAATCGTTCTTCTGCCTCTTTTTGTGCTGCTTTATCTGCTGCTACTTTATCTGCTGCTTCTTTTTGTTGTTCTAGTGCTTTAGCTTCTTTTGCTGTTGCTGCTGCTTTTCGTTGTGCTGCTGCTGCTGTTGCTTTTTCGTCTGCTGCTGTTTTATCTGCTGCTGCTTTTTCGTCTGCTGCTTTTCTTTTTGCTGCTGTTGCTTCTGCTGCTTTTCTTTTTGCTTCTGCTGCTGCTTCTGTTGCTGCTGCTTTTGCTGCTGCTGCTTTTTGTTGTGCTGCAGTTAGTGCTGCTGCTGCTTGTGCTTGTGCTGGTGCTGGTGCTGGTGCTGGTGCTGCTGCTGCTGCTTCTGCTGCTGCTTCTGCTGCTGCTTCTGCTGCTGCTTCTGCTGCTGCTTCTGCTGCTTTAGCTTCTGCTGCTTTAGCTTCTGCTGCTTTAGCTTCTGCTGCTTTAGCTTCTGCTGCTTTAGCTTCTGCTGCTTTAGCTTCTGCTGCTT